AACAGCAAATACCCCATCAGGAGAAGAGATCCAATTTAGAATTGGGTTTGGGGTTGACTTTTTTCGCCCTTTCTACGGAATATAAGAAAAATCAATTATCGGAAATTCACTACCTAATCAGGAAAGGATTCTCATATGGAGACATTTTAACTATGCCTGTCTATATTAGACGATATTATATTGGTTATATAATGGAGTTGGAAAACACACAATAACCTATTTATATGTATGGCAAAATATAGCACAACAGATTTAGAGAAGGCAGGGTCGGATGGAAACTGGCCAAGGTTTTTAACAATTTATAAAGATTTATACCCACCATCGAATTCTAATAGTGAGAGTGAACTAAATTCATTACAATCAAGAGCTAAAATTGAATATGAATCGTATTCAAGTGGTCAAAAAAAAGGAACCAGTACAACCAAAGGAGCGAAATCATTCATTGAGGCAGCCAGTGGAATTTTAAAAGGACAAGAAGGTGGTGGACATTATAAAGATATTAAGGACTCGGTTAATTCAACGGAGCTTTTGTCTATGGCATCAAAAGACGGAAAAATTTTACCAGCAGACCAAATTGCACAAAACGTATTCAAGGCTGGATTAGAACAGATCGGTGATGAATATAATAATCAAAGAAAGTTATTAGAAGACATCAACACCAAAACCGGTTTAACGGGTGCACTATCAAAAGATTTTAGGGAAGAAATATCAAACGCAGGACCAAAATTAGCACAATTAGGTATATCATTTGAAACATTAGCGGGAGTTGCTCAAGGTTTAGTGGAAAAGTCTGGTAAATTTAATTTAATAAATCAACAATCATTTGAACAGGCGGCAGTGGTTGGTCAAGCATACCTTGGTTCAATGGAAGCATTAACCAACATGTTACCTGATTTTGAAAAAGTAGGTATAGGGGCTAAAGGTACGTTCGATGCAGTTGAAAAAGCGGGAAAAAGCTCACTAACTTTAGGACTAAATTCACAAAGAGTTTCAAAAGATTTAGCAACAAATATAGGTAAGTTAAACGAATACGGATTCCAAAAAGGAGTTGAGGGTTTAGCTAGAATGGTTCAAAAATCTATTGAATTTAGATTAAGTATGGATGCGGTTTCACAAGTTGCCGAAAAAGTATTTAGTCCAGAAAGTGCATTAGAGTTATCAGCTAACTTACAAGTATTAGGTGGTGCCATTGGAGATTTCAATGACCCACTTAAATTAATGTATATGGCAACGAATAATGTTGAAGGATTACAAGATTCAATTATTAATGCTGCAAGTAGTTTAGCCACATACAACCAAGAACAAGGAAGATTTGAAGTTACAGGTGTTAACTTAAGAAAAGTAAGAGAGATGGCTACCGCATTAGGTATGGACTATAAGGAACTTACAAAGACCGCAGTTGCGGCACAAGAAAGATTAAGCGCAAAAGAAATGTTATCTGGTTTAAGAATTGAAGATGAGGATAAAGAATTCTTAACTAACATGTCTCAGATGAAAAATGGTAAAATGACCATTGAATTACAATCTGAAAAAATGAGAGACCTTTTTGGTGGAGCACAGGAGGTAGCGTTAGATACTTTAGATAAGAACCAAGCCGAATTATTGTTAAAATATAAAGATGAATTTAAAAAATTAGAGGCAGATGATATTGTAAGAGGACAAGCTTCAGATATTGAAAATATTAGACGAGATGTTTCATTTTTAGTTAAATCGATTGCGTTAACAGGAACAAGAGAGGTTAAAGAGTTGGCGGATAAAATGGGAATTGATATGAAAAAATTCGCAGAAACAACAAAAGAAGCACTCCCAAAAGCCGCCACTTTAATTAATAATGAAATAAAAGGTATTATTACACCTGATAATAAACAAACAGGTAAAGTTGAAACACCAAAAAATGCAATAACAAAAGAAGAGGCAACAAAAATTGCAGAAGAAGAAGCTAAAAAACAAAAAGAATCGTCAACTCAAACAGACAAAAATGTTAAAGTAACAAACGAATATGTATTCAAAGGTGGTGACGCTTTAGTTGATGGATGGATGAGAGAAGTGGGTAAAAATTCAAGTATCTATAATGACTTCCATACAGTAGATACTCAATCGTATACCACACCATCGACAGCTAAAAGATAATCTAAATAAATCTATTTATAATATAAAAGAAAATAATGCCAAGTTACTTAAATTTTGATTCTACTAAAGAATTTAGGAATTCTATCATAGCAAAAACGTTAATCAAACCAAATGGTCCACAAACGTTTACTAAAGATAACTATGATTATCAAAAATTAAGTAATCTATCAAATGTTGATCCAGGTGCTGTTGATAAAAATAGAAAAGATGATTTAATTAAAATTTCTAATTCAAACATATATAAACCAACTAAATTTTTTATAAAGGAAAATATTGATACGTTACCAAGAACACGTAACTTATCATTATATTTTAATGGTGGTTCTCCATATTTTACTGCGGAGAAACATAATTTAATTGGTATCATGGCAACAAAAAAGTACGATACTGAATCTGAATTATTTAAATTTGCTGCAAAATACATAAGAGAAGATAAGGGAGGTCCTGTATTAACAAGGATAGCTTATAATACCGATAGAGCAATTAATGGTAAGATAAGATTGTTAGACGCTTTAAATGGTAACACAGCAACCGCGTTAAACATATTAACAGGTAGAGAACCATTAGTTGAAATGAATAATAAGATTACTGTTGCAAGTACTCTTATTGGTAAAGGTATCGATTTTTTACAAACAGTTTCAGGAACACAATTACCATTTAGTGAAATACCTGGCGATTATTTATCAAACCCAAGAAATCCAATAAATTATAGACCCGAAGCAAAAACTGAATTAGGTAAAATTGCACAAGATGTTACGGGAGTATTAGGTTCATTGATTGGAATTGAAAGAAGACCAAAGTTATCAAGAAAACCTTCAGATTTATTAATACAATATATGGGTCAAGGACCTAAACAGGCTTTGTTTGATTCATTAACATTTAATAGATATGCACCAAACTATACAACAAGTGCGAGATCTCAACAATCATCAAAGTTATTTAGTTTTGTAGATAAAGCGGCACAAGGTATAAAAAATATATTAGGTGTCGAAGCTCCCGCAGGACAAGCTTATATTGGTGACGATAGGTCAAATGATGTAAGATTTGCAATGGGAGATTTTAATGACAACCAAGTAAGAAGTCCTTATTATCTTTCATTAATGTTTGATGAAATTTCTGCTCAGTTATTTCATAAAAGTAAAAATGTAACCGAGGGAGGACAAATTGGAGGTAAACTAGCTTGGTATAGTAAAAATTCTAAAAATAAATTAGGAGAACATAACAAGGAATATAGTGGTATAGAACAAACTAATTTACAAGATAGTTTATCAACAAAATATGTTTTTAGAGAAGATTCAATTTTAGGAAAAACACAACAAATATTAAATACATTACCAACTAATGGTTCTGAGATGCGTTCTCACGTAGCAAACGTAATTGACCAAACCAGTAGAGTTTTTAAAGATGGTGAGGTAATGATGTCAAGAGGTTCTGCGGTAAAATACACAAACAAATTTTCTGGTGAAGAAAGTGGTGTTGAATATTGTAGAGTATGGACAAAAGATAGACCATACTTTAACTACACAGATACCATGAGAAGAACAAACATGGTAAGAAAGTTTGATGGAAGTGTAATGGGTGGTGGTAGTAGAGTATGGAACTTAAACTACGCACCAATGTCGAATGGTAGAAAATCATTTGAAAATTCAACAAATATAAAAGATGGACAGGCAAAAAAATATATGTTTTCAATTGAAAACTTAGCTTGGAAATCATCCACACAAAAAGGATTCACTGTACAAGATTTACCAATTTGCGAAAGAGGTTCAAATGGAGGTAGAGTAATGTGGTTCCCACCATATGATTTAAAAGTATCAGAACAAAATAGTGCTAAATGGGAAGAGAATAGTTTTTTAGGTAGACCAGAACCAATATACACTTATCAAAATACATCAAGAAGTGGTACAATATCATTTAAGGTTGTCGTTGACCACCCAAGTATTTTAAATCTATTGGTGAGAGAACATTTCAAAGGTATGTCAGATGAAGAGGCGGACAACTATATTAATGCATTCTTTGCTGGATGTGAGGAAATTGACTTTTATGATTTAGTAAGAAAATATACTAACTTAGATACGGACGATATAAAAAGAATTAATGAATATCTTAATGCTGGAAAAGAAATGTCCACCATTAAGAAATATAAATATTCATCAGAAGAAGTTGAGGAGGTTAAACCAGAGACGGGTGAAACCCCAACAAAGGCACCCGAACCTTTTTCATTAGCTTTATTTTTTCCAAATGATATTCCTGCTAAAGATGCTAATAACACCACAAAAGGAGAAATATATAGCACAATACAACCTTCATATTATGCACAAAAATCCTCACTAAACGCAGATGCTTTAGCTGATTTTACAAGATTAAGTGGAGACACAAGTGGAGATGCAATCCAAGACATAAAGACAATTTTTAAATTAGAAAAATCAAAAATAACAGATTTTCCTAAAGCAATTAGTTTACAATTGGATAAGTTAAACACAGGATTTGAAAAATTAAATACAAATTATACGGAATTTAATACAAAAATCGCCGACCTTAAAAAGGCGGTAAGTGGAAATACAATTGAACTTGCTGAATTTAAAATACTTTCAAGCGCATCCGAAGTTGCAAATGATGATTACAATTTCCTATTAGGAATGAGAAGAGCACATTCTTTAGTATTGGATATTCTTACTAAATTAAAAGGAGATGTAGATAAAATACCCGACTTTAACTGGCCATCAGAGCAGGAAGTTAAAAAGAATGCTAAAGATGGTTTAAATGACCAAAAGTTAACATTTACTTTTGAAAAGTTAGGATATAAAGGTAATGTAGGTAAGTTAATTATAAACTTTTCTACTGAAGGTGAAAACGCTAAAGGATTAACGAATGTTGATCCAGATGGTAGATTAGATTGTAAGACTGTTATTCAAACAAAATATGGTTTAAAAATAACGACACCAAACGCATTTTATTGTAGACAAACAAGTGTTAAGTTTTCCGCTAAAACACTTAGCGTACAAAAACCACCATCGACACAAAAAATTAAAATACCGAAAATTACAAAGGAGCCTGGTGAACCTGAAATTACATATACACCAAAGCCACCTATTGATGTAATGAAAAGAATAATTACTAAAACACTATCTGAATGTTACTACTTTAAAAAATTGGAGGAAGATTCACCGTTAGCGTTTACATCTTTAAAGGAAAAATTAAAATATTTTCATCCAGCTTTCCACTCAACAACACCTGAAGGATTGAACTCAAGATTAACGTTCTTATTACAATGTGTAAGACCTGGAAATACAATACCAATAAAAGGAATTGCTGATGTTAATGATTTAAATGCACGAAATACTTCTTTTGGTCCACCACCAATATGTGTTATAAGAATTGGTGATTTTTATCACTCTAAAATTGTTATAAGAGACATTAACATAACGTATGACGATTCAACATGGGATTTAAATCCAGAAGGTATTGGAGTACAACCAATGATTGCTAATATAACGTTACAAGTTAGTTTCATAGGTGGACAAGGACTGGAAAGACCGGTTGAAAAATTACAAAATGCTTTATCATCTAACTTTTTTGCAAACACAGAAATTTATGATGAAAGAGCACAATCAACCGCAACTTTAATTGATGGTAAACCAGCGGACCAATTTACTAAAGAATTCATTGCTGAATTACAAAAGAAACCAGAATTTCAGTTAGAGGGTGATAAAGATAATAAACCAAAAGTTAGTCAAGGATTATATATTGGAACGGGAATTCTTAATTCTGGTCTTGATTATATTAAAATAGATTATACTAGTTTTATTGATACAATTTTTAGCGGTACAGATTCGTATATTAATTTATATAAATCATCATATAACGAAGTTGTTAAAAAATATGGTAAAAAAGTATCAAGTATATTTTTTCACAATAGATACAAAACTGTAACTGGATTAACAATTAACACAAGTGCAACAACAACAGATATATTACCTTTACTTGGAGCATCTAATAAAGATGCCAATGTAAACTTTTATAGTACAAAACTTACCACAGATTTAAATAGTTATATTAATAACAATGACGTAACCACCTTATTGGGTTTTAATAAAGCAGTAACAAGTGAAGGAATGGATTGGTCTAACGAAAAATTAAGAGAAACGTTAAAATCAATCATTAACGAAAAAATAGGGGAAATGCCTGAAAGTAGTTCACTAAAGAAATTAGAAGATTCTAGAAATAAAGTAATTAAATTATTTGAAAAAGCTAATTTTTTAGTTAAAAATGAATTTGACGGAAAAGTTGATGGAGTACAATTTATCTCAACAACATTATCAGGTTTTACCGGTTCAACCTTATATAACCAATATTCAAATATTGTTGATTATTTTAAAAACAAACATGATGAGTTTAATGAAGACTTAGATATAAGTTTTGATTTTGCTACTGGTGTATTAAACGACAATATTTTTGTAGAACTAATTTCAATATTATTACAAGGAAAGAGAGAGACAATAACTAAACTTTATGAAGAAATTTCAACAAAAGAAACATCAGATAAAATTGGTGAAATTGTGGACAAATTAATAGAGACACCGAAAGAAAAGAATTTTAGAATGGGTAAATTCCCAATTAAAAAGGGTGGTAGTAAGATAGAATATGATGTGGATGTAACAGATTACATTGTTCTTGATGAAATAAAACAAAGTTTAATGGACCTTCACAATGCTGAACAAGTTAAATTTGGTACAGAAACTTTTAAATTAATATAATCATGAGTAGAGAATATTTTAATAGGTACCAATTTTATATAAATGATGGAGAATTTAGAGTTGTTCCAGGAATCGAAATACCAATAAAAGGAACAGACAAGTACCAACAATATAAAAAAGGTAAAGATAGATTAGATAAACTATCACAAGAATATTACAATTCACCATTATATGGTTGGTTGATTTTATTAGCAAACCCCGCTGCAGGTAGTTTAGAATTTGAAATACCTAACAATTATTATATAAGGATACCATATCCGCTAATCGACTCTTTACAAGATTATAAAAGTGGTGTAGAATTGTATAACTTATATTATGGGGAATAACAAAATTAGTCAGAGTGAAAATATTTTAGTAAAAGTTGATGTTAATAACTTAGTTTTTGTTGATCCCAATAGTGTGCAAAATGGTGACCAAGTAGAACCAAGAGGAATAAAACAAGAAAATTTAGTAATGTTTGTCAATCTTGAGGCAGATTTAATACCACGAAGCGTATTAACAGCATCTGGCGATAGTACATCGAAAGGAACATTATCGTCCATAGCTAAAGGAACCTTAAGTTTTACACAAAATAAAGGTAAAAATGGTAAAGATTTTGATACCGCGTGGACAGAAGAGTTTGTAAATGTAAAAGATGGAGTAGACAATGACGGAAATAAATATAACTACCAAAACGACTCAACTGCACAATCTTTTGGTATTGACAGTATTAACATTAATATTAAGGGTGCTAACTTTATACCACAAGTTAACATTAACTTTATTGACGTTAGAGGTAAAACTCTGTTTGAATCACCCCAAAATTCACCATATGGTGCGTTCTTTCATTTACCTTGGCCGATCTTTTATTTAACAATAAAAGGGTATTATGGTAAAGCAATTAAATATAGATTACATTTAACTAAGTTCAGTTCAAAATACAATGAATCAAATGGTAATTTTGAAATTGCCACAACATTTGTTGGGTCAACTTATGCGTTTTTAAATGACATACCACTTGATGGTATATTAAACGCACCATACATGTATATGGTTGAATCGGATCCCGATTTACCAGCAAAATTCAACGAGAAAAAAGGAACAAAAGAAAAACAGATTAAAAAATCTTCAAAAGGTTATGTAATGTTAAAATCTGTTTATGATGAATATAAACAAAAAGGTTTAATTGATAAGAACTTTCCAACAAAAACGTTAAGAGAAGTAATCGTTATTGCTAGAAGTTTAGATAAAATATTAGAAAAAGAAATATTCGGTGGATTGGTTGATATGAAACTATTCGTCGGTGTTAAAGATTTTGAAAAAAAATTAACAGAATTTGAATCGGCAGTTAAAAATTGGAGTAAAAGATTTGTAAGTGCCGAAACTGTGGAAGTAGATGGTGCCATTTATAATAGAATGGTGGATAGAACTATAACAGATATAAAAATAAAAGGAAGTACTGTTAATGGTACATTAGAAAGTATTATAACAAATTATCCTTTAGATTTAAAACAGACTAAAATATTTACAGAAACGTTTTTAAAACAATCTGCAAATGATTTTAAGAAAGAAACATTTAGTTATTCAAACAAAATAAAACCGATTGACTCTTATGTAAAATTAATAGCTAGCGGTTATGTGGTCTCTGTTCAAGGTGTTTTAAAAGACATCTATGATATGCAACAATTATTCGTTCAACAAAGAAATAAATTACAAGACCTTGTTGAAAGAAAAATGAATGAAATCGTTAAAGATAAAGATAAAGGAATTGGATTTGACCCAACAATACGTAATATATTTGCGGTAATTTTAGCAAATGCCGAAGTTTATATTAGGTTACTAAAAGAAGTACATAGTAAATCATTTGAGGTTTCCACAATAAGAAGACAAATATTAAAAGGGTTTAGTGATGAGTCAAAAGGTAATGATTCAATTTATCCTTGGCCTGAAGTAAAGAAACAAAGTTCAAACAAACAAAAAGTAATTGCATATCCTGGAGATCCTGAGTTACAACAAAAATTAAGGTCATACGATAAGTTTCTGTGGCCTGAAATTGATTTTTTAGAAAACTATCAAGCTGTAGGCACAAAAAGACAAGACTCATTAACAGGTAACGAAGGTTCTGCAAGTAAAATTGATTTCGTATTTGATAATTCAAATACAGATGGTGATTTACACAAAATAGCGACATTGTTTCAATTAGCAATTGGTACACCATATATTAACAAGTCAATATCTTCTATAATATATGAAATACATGAGAGAGGTAGATATGCAACATTATCCGACGATTTCTCATTAAACACAATTAATGAATTAGCGGATAGAGAATTTGATAATATACAAAAAATGTTTGGTGAAGACCCTGATGTTGTTGGAATGTTAAAAACAATGACAAACATTACAACACTAACAGAAAATTTATTATCGTTTTCACCATTTGATAGGTATCCCTATTTTGAAGATAAGTTACCAACAACACCTTATTTAAAAACAATTGAAAATACTCCATTCTCAATTGAAACAAGTTATAGTGGTAATAAGAATTTTGAAGATACTGGTGTTTTTAATAAATTAAAAGAAAATTTAAATGATTTCACATATGAGTCTGAAACTTATAGATTAAACATATATCCATTTAATTCGGATAGCTATTTAAACTATTTGGGTGAAGAATCATTTAGTTTAGCAGATTTAAATTTAAAACAAATATTTCAAGTTAATACCAAAGAAGGATTAATATCTGCACCTGCACTACCAACATATTGGACAGATAAATACTCTAACTTATTCGATGAAAAAATAAAAATTGGACCGAGTAGTTCCGCGAGTATTTTAAACACACCATATTTTCATAAACAATTAGAATCTGATTTCGGTAAGCAATCATATGGAAAGTATGCAGGTTCCGCATATCTTTTATTGAACTCATTACCATTTATTGATTTAGAAGATGAATTCTTTGGTAAAACAAGGTTATCTACGGTTTTTAGAGAGATAAGTGCATCACATTATGTACCCTATCATTTAATAATCAAATGGGGGTCAATTTATCATAGATATAAAAAGAAAATATTAGAAAATAAAGATATATTATCTGGATTTTTAAGTGGAACAACCACAACAGCAATTAGTGGAAAAACATTCTTTGATGATGGTAACAATTTAACATTTAATATTGGACAAAACGTAAATTATACATCACAAAATGTAATCGGTTTACATCCATTATATGATTCTGTATTTCATCAAATTGTAAATGGGTATTCACATTTCTTATTTTCAACTGGTGACACCATATCATTTGATACTGCATTTACTAATAAGACCATCAATGTAGTACAAGAACCTATTGGTGATAATGGTTTGTATTTCACAAGTTTTATTGACAACTCAAAAATAGTATCTTCAGACAAATATTTTACATTATTACCTTCAGTTGGGGGGTCTAAGAATGGTTTTACTAATGGACTTACCGCTAGTGGTAACGAACAGAAAAATTTTAAAATTTTATGGTGTTATGATAATGAATCAGTAACGGATTATTATGACGGTAAAGAATTCTTTGATTATGATGAATATAATAAATCATATGATGTTGGAACTTTGTTTTTTAATATGGTCGATTATTCTGGTCCATTTTTCACCGATTTAAACAAAGATGAAGATGCAAAGTATTCATTAGTAACATCTGAAAAAAGAAAGATATACGATTTAATTGCAACATTTAGTCCTCAAATTTTAGATAAATTTGAAGAATATTTTTTAGATTTTGCAACAGAAAAATTAGAAGAAGAAATACCATATAAAGTATTTCCAGACTATAACGTAACAGGAATTGTTAGCGGTGAAACTAAAACAATTGAAAGTCATTCTGTAAAATATGATAAATTTCAAGATTTATTAAAGGCTTTAGTTACCATAGATAAAGACGATAATAATGACAACACAGATGTTAATGCAATTATAACAACATTAAAAGAAAAACAATTAAAAAAATTAGAATCAATAACTCAACAAATATTAGGAACTGATAATTTATTAAAAGTAACGATTGGTAACCCAAAAGAAATTGTACCAAATGTATGGAATGGTTTTGCTCAAATAGATGACGTAAATAGGTTTTCATATAATGAGTACAATTCATCACAATATAGTTCTAATAAAATGTATATTGATTTATATGTGGGAGGAGAACCATCAACAGATTGTTATAAAAATTTCTTCGTAACTAATAATGTAGAATTAAGTGAAGAAAATGTATTAATATTTAGACCATTGATTCTAATATTTGCTGGATGGGTCGAAAGTAAAGGATTAGCATACACCCCAACAAAGGCAGATTTCCAAGATTATATAAAAACAAAAATATTGAGAGGACCTGAATTAAGACTTGGACAATATTTTACACAATTATTACCTAAGTTATCAACTTTAACAGTTAAAGATAGTAAAAATGAGGTTACGATTGTAAATGGATATAATGACATTCCATTAAAATTAGAATTATATAATTACTTTAAATCGTTTAATGATAAATGGGTTGCAGGAAATTCATTAGGACAAAGGACTTTAATGGAAGAATTTTTATTCTTAGATAAAGCAAATAAAGACATAGGAGACCAAGCGTACCTTTCACTTGAAAAATTATTACCATTAGAAGATACAAAAAATAGTAAGGCGAATCTTTATAGTGTAATATCAATGTTAATACAAGGAACGGGATTTGATATGAGGGGATTACCAGCATACGTTAATTTCTACGGAACAAACAACTCAACTAAATCTAGAATAACACCATCTAAGAAAATTGCTGAAAATTTATTTGGAACATTTTTAGATGTGGACTATCAAGATTCTTCACCTAAAATTCTTATTCAATATACGGGACCAACATCTAAACATCTAGAGTTGGCTGACATTAACGAAAAATATAAATTTAAAAACGATAGTGGTAACTTATTTAGTGGAGTAGGTAGTCCATTAGTTATAACAACACCACAGGTGTTTAGTCAAGGAGATTATGCAAAATCTAATAAAGTGGTTGCGTTTGAAGTAAGTGTTGGTGACCAAAACCAAGGTATTTTTAAGAGTGTACAACTTGACCAATCATCAATAAGGAACACCACAGAATCATTTAATGTTATTGAAAATTTGGGTCGTTCTGAAAGTGGTGCGGCTGCAAATCAAATAGACATAAGTTTATTTGACATATACAGACAGGCATCATATACTTGTGACGTAACATGTATGGGTAATGTTATGATTCAACCAACAATGTATTTTTATTTAAAAAATGTGCCTATGTTTAGGGGGTCATATTGGATAACTGAAGTTTCACATAGTATTAGGAATAATAATATAATAACCACATTTAAAGGTACAAGAATTCCTTATGCATCATTACCTGACCCTAAGGATTCATTCCTATCAAGTTATAGGGTTTTATTTGACAAGATAACTAGAGCGGCAATTGCTAAAACTAAAGAACAAGAAAATTCCACAACAACAGGGTCAACAAAGAATGAACAAACACACACAACAAGTGATGGTAAAACATTCTTATCAGATATGGGAGATAGTAAACAAGCTATTAACGGAGAAAAAATATTATTAGAACAAGGGGTTACACAATATGGTGTACCATATAATGGATATAACGAAGAAAAGTACATTCAAAAAGTTAGTTTCAATGGAAAAGATTATTTAAGGGCTCAAGTTATTACTATGGGTGGACCAAATTATGAGATAAAAGAAACAATATCTATGAATATTATTTCGAGACAAACGGAACATACAATAGAACCCAACCCAATTACTTGGAAAGATTTATCAAGTTCAACAAGATACTTCTATTCGACAAAATTTGATTTTGATGTAGCTAAACCAAATTTAATTATCAAAGGAACCACTAAGTTTTATAACCCAAAGGATGTAAAAACCCCAATAACCGTACCACCAGTTGGTTCGGGACAAATTAACGTTAATAACATAACAGGACCAATTAATGCAGGACCAACAGGGGTTAAATCTGGATTGGCACTATCTAAACAATTAATGAAAGATTTAAAAGTACAAGATGGGGATGTTGTATATTTTGAAATCATTTAAGAATATTAACAAATTTGGGATATTTATACATATAACAGAAAATTATGGAAAATAATAAATTAAACAACACCATGGATCAGTTCTTAAGTCCTAAACAGACTAAAAGAACATCAAATGATGAAATGGAAAGAGAAGAGTGTGATATGGTAACGGGAGAATGTTACACAATCAGAGAAAAAGACGGAATTGTTGAAAGAATAAATAAAAAATACGTTACAAACGACGGTAGACAATTATTACAAGATTAAGCCATGTTAGAGAAAAAACTACAAGAAGAATTAAATCGTTATAAAGCCATAAATAAATATGGTAAGACGATGATAATGGAACAAGACGCACCTCCTGCCGATCCAGCATTGGACCCAGCTTTAGGAGCACCTGCAGATATGGCACCAGATCCAAACGCATTACCTACTGCTGACGCACCACCTATGGACGCAGCACCCGCTCCTGAAATGGACAATACAGAAGAAGTAGATATTACCGATTTGGTTAACATGGTTAAAAGTGTTAAGAAAGACCAAGAAGATAGTACGGGATCAAACAACGAGGTGATAACTAAGATGGACGACGTGTTTACAAAGCTAACTGATTTAGAACAAAAATTAGCTCAAATGGACCAAGTAATGAGTAAGATTGACCAATTAGGTGCAACCGTTGAGGCCAACAAACCAAAAACTGAAGTTGAAAGACTTGAAATGCGTTCTTTGGATTCATATCCATTTAATGAGAAACCACAAGAATTCTTCGCACACAAACAAGGTGAGATGAGAGCAAGTGGTAAGAATGAATACATTTTAACCAAAGACGAGGTTGAAAATTATCCAGTTGAAAATATAAAAACATCATTTAACCCAAGCGAAGAGGAAGATGAATATAAGTTCTAATGTAAACTTTTTTTTAGGTTTACAAAATCAAATGAAAATATGTCATTGGCAAACCAAAGGTATTGCAAGACATGAGGCATTTGGTAATTTCTACGACGACTTAACTCCATTAATTGACAAGTATATTGAACAGGCAATGGGTAAGTATGGTAGATTTGTTTTGGATGAAGAAACAAAAACTATAGAATTATCAAATTTATCTGAAATAGATATTAAAGGTTTAGTTAATACGACTAGAGAGGCGTTGGTACAATTTACAGAACAACTTGACCCTTCAGACACCGATTTATTAAACCTAAGAGATGAATTTTTAGGATTGGTAAACAAATATGCGTATCTATTTACGATGGAATAACACAAACCCAAAAAAAATATTAAAAAACTTTAACCCAGATTTCCAAGTCTGGGTTTTTTTATGTATATTTTACTATAACAATTTAAATAATTAAAATTTAACAACATGTCAACATTTGATGCAGTACTCGCTCAGTACGAGAAAAGCAAAAACGCCACAAGTGGCACCGCAAACAAAATGTCCTCAGAGGACAGATTGAAACGTTATTTCACTACAGTATTACCTAAGGGTTCTAAGGGAGAAGAAAGACGTATTCGTATTCTACCAACAAAAGATGGTTCATCACCATTTGTTGAGGTTTACTTCCACGAAGTTCAAGTCGATGGAAAATGGGTTAAACTATATGACCCAAAACAAGAGGGAAAACGTTCCCCATTACATGAAGTTTATGAGGGTTTGATGATGACGGGTGTTGATTCTGATAAAGAATTGGCTCGTAATTATCGTTCTCGTAAGTTCTACATTGTTAAAGTTGTCGATCGCGATAACGAACAAGACGGACCTAAATTTTGGAGATTTAAACACAATCACAAAGGTGATGGTATTTTAGATAAAATCTTCCCAATTTTCCGTAACAAAGGTGATATCACCAATATTGAAAATGGTCGTGATTTAATCTTGTCTTTAGCCTTAACTAAGGCAGGTACAGGTAAAGAATACACAACCATCAATTCAGTTATTCCTGAAGACGCGGGTCAGTTACACACAGACGCAAACGTCGCAAAAACTTGGGTAGATAACGAATTAACTTGGTCAGATGTTTATTCTAAAAAACCTGAGGATTACTTAGAAATGGTCGCTAAAGGTGAGGTTCCACGTTGGGATTCAAACAGCAACAAATGGGCATCCAATTCAACATCGGAAGAAGTAATTTCAACACCGAAAACCCCATCAACTCCTGTGGTTGACCCACAAGAAGATGAGGATGTAGATTCAGAATTACCATTCTAATTATTTCACGGGGTGGTGAAACATCCACCCCATTTTTAAACACAAAACAATGGCAGGTATTAAAAAAACAGATTTTTCAGCAATCAAGAAGAAATTCTCGAAAGAAGCTGAATACAAGGCTGACCGTTTCTTCGATTTAGGAGATGCTTTCTTGGACGCCACAGGGCTTCCAGGTCCAGCGATGGGACACATCAATATGTTATTAGGTCACAGTGATACAGGTAAAACAACCGCACTTGTAAAGTCAGCGGTAGATGCACAAAAGAAAGGAGTTGTTCCTGTGTTCGTTATTACAGAACAAAAATGGAGTTGGGAACACGCGGAGTTAATGGGATTTGATAAGAACGGAGATTATCTTTTCAATAGTGATTTTGAGTATATCGAACAAATTACTGAGTACATCAATGAATTATTAGATGCTCAAGAAAAGGGAGACTTACCTCACGATTTATTAATCCTTTGGGATTCTGTAGGTTCAGTCCCTTGTAAAATGACTTACGATGGTAAAGGTGGTAAACAGCACAACGCGTCGGTATTAGCTGACAAAATTGGAATGGGTATCAACCAACGTATTTCAGGGTCAAGAAGGACAGATAAACCTTACACAAACACATTAATCATTGTTAACCAACCTTGGGTAGAATTACCTGATAATCCTTTCGGACAACCTAAGATTAAAGCAAAAGGTGGAGAAGCGATTTGGTTAAACTCAAGTATTGTATTCTTATTTGGTAATCAAAAAGGTGCGGGTACAACTAAAATCTCCATCACAAAAGATAAGAGAAAAATTAAAATAGCAACAAGAACAAAAATTTCCATAATGAAAAATCATATCAATGGTTCAGGTTATGAAGACGGACGTATCTTAGTTACCGCCCACGGATTTATGTCAGCAAAAGAAGATTCAGAAGAGAAGAAATCAATTGAGGATTATAAAAAAGAACAGGGTGATTACATCGGTAAGATGTTAGGTGTTAATGTTACAGACATCACAGACGTGGAAGTTGTAACAGAGGAAAGTGATTTATAATAAATTTATTTAATGTCTGTTTTATTAGTAGATGGCGACAATTTACTTACGATTGGTTTCTATGGCGTTAAAAATGCCTTTCATAATGGAGAACACATTGGGGGAATGTATCATTTTCTTAATACTCTTAGAAGAACATTTGAGACGTACAATTTAGACAAGATAGTTGTATTTTGGGATGGATTAGAAGGGTCCCAAACTCGTAAGAAAATTTACGCACCTTACAAAGAAAACAGAAGATCACGACTTCGTTCTGAAGAAGAAGTTAACTCTTACGGTTACCAAAGAGATAGAGTAAAACAATATCTTGAAGAGTTATTCGTAAGACAGGGAGAATATGAGTATTGTGAGACTGATGACAACATTGCATACTATACTCAGAATTCACCCAAAGAAAATAAAATAGTTTATTCTTCAGACGGAGACCTAACACAATTGGTTTCAAAAAATACACAAATCTACAATCCGTCACACGGAAAACTTTACAAACAAAACGATACAATTGTTTATAACCACGAGGAAATCTTAATTGAAAATGTTAAATTGGTTAAGATGATGTGTGGTGACTCCTCAGACAACATTGCCGGCATAAGAGGGATGGGCGTAAAACGATTTTTATCGGTTTTTCCCGAACTAAAAACACAACAAATTTCTGTTGAACAAGTTAAGAACAAATGTGAGGAAATCTTTCAACAAGACAAACACAACAAACTTATTGCGAATTTACTAACAGGTGTTACCAAACATGGTGTATTAGGTGAGGAGTTTTTTGATATAAACAATCGTATCGTAAGTTTGGAAGAACCTTTTTTAACCGACGAGGCTAAAGAAAACATAGATTTACTAATAAATGAAAACTTAGATCAAGAAGGTAGGTCTTACAAAAACGCCATGAGAATGATGAGGGACGATGGAATTTTTAATCTATTACCAAAATCAGATGATGGATTTGTTAAATTCTTAAACCCATTCCTTCGATTAACAACAAAAGAAAAAAATAAAAAAAAAATAATTAAAATCAAAAGTTATGAGTAACTACCAACAACAACCGGACATTACAAAATTTGAATTCCTATTAACATTAGAGGGAAACATTATTTGTCAAAGATTCTTTAATGTAAAGGATCATGTGGAAAATTCGAGACGATCTATGGACCTTCATTATTATCTAAGAAATATTTGTGAGGATATTTCTGAAGATTTAAAAATAAAAAGTTCTGATTATTTGTGCGAAAATCAAAATTATTTCCTATCTTCGGACTATGTGGAAGACGCTCCCGAGAAGGATAGAGAACACTTTTTATTGGAAATTAAATTGAATGAAGATGTATTTATTCAAAGAATATTCCCAGCATATTACTATCATCCAAAGGTTAGGTATACTGTCGATATCCGTCCAAATTTGAAGCGTATCTTGTCAGACTTAACTGACATCCTGTCTTCAGAAGAATTGGAAACCACATACTTGAATTATCAATTGTAATTTAAACACACATTATAAAATAAACACATGGAAGAGAGAAATTTTGGGCATTTAGGATTTTCGTTTCAACAATCTTTATTGAAGGCGATTATTGAAGATAAAAAATATGGAGAAACAATTATTGACGTATTAGATAGTAAGTTTTTTGATAATAACTCATTTAAATTCATCATGGAAAACATGAAGGAGTTATATAAAAATTATAATAAAATACCCGATTACAACACAATTGCACAGAAAATTATGGCTGAAGGTGGTAATAACACCTCATCTAAATCACACGCAGATACGTTAGATGCAATTAAAAACAACGAACAACAAGTTGATTACGTTAAAGACACGGCACTTAACTTTTGTAAACAACAAAACTTAAAAAAAGAATTAAAAGGAGTACAAAGTATTATTGATAATGGGGATTTCGAATCTTACAATAAGATTGAACAAATTATTCAAAAGGCACTTCAAGTTGGAATTTCAAACGATGACGCGACCGATGTTTTTCATGGTATTGATGAGGCGTTAGAGAAGGACTTTAGACACCCATTACCGACAGGTATTGTTGGAATCGACAACTTACTTAAAGGTGGATTAGGAATAGGAGAATTGGGTATTGTATTAGCTCCTACGGGTACTGGTAAGACTACCTTACTTACAAAGTTTGCAAATACCGCATATAACTTAGGTTATAATGTCGTACAAATATTTTTTGAGGATAATCCGGGTAATATTAAAAGAAAACACTATACGATTTGGACAGGTATTGCACCTGATTCACAACCTGATAATGTTGAGGAAGTTAAGATTAAAATCGAGGAGGCTCAACAACGTTCAAAAGGTAGTATTAAATTATTAAAATTGGCTAGTGATAATGTAACCGTTTCTGAAATTAAAAACAAAATCAGAAAAATGAATTCAGACGGAACCAAAATTGATTTATTAGTTTTAGATTACGTGGATTGTATTTCATCGGATAAATCGACTAATGGTGATGAATGGAAAGGTGAGGGTTCAGTAATGAGAAGTTTAGAATCTATGACGGGTGAATTTGAAATGGCAATATGGACGGCAACACAAGGTAATAGAGAATCAATTTCTAGTGAAGTGGTTACAGGAGACCAAATGGGTGGATCAATTAAAAAGGCACAAATTGCTCACGTTATTTTATCTATTGGTAAAACATTAGAACAAAAAGAACATAACTTAGCAACCTTAACATTACTTAAATCTCGTATCGGTAAAGATGGTGTCGTATTTCAAAATTGTAAATTTAACAATGAGTTTTTGGAAATTGATACAGAATCACAAAATACCTTATTAGGTCACGAGGAACAAAAAACACAAATCAATGCTAACCGTGCGGCTGAAGCGTTTAAAAGAAGACAAGAATTAGCAACTAAATAAAATAAAAAAATGACAGAAAAAATATTACAAGACAATCCAGGAAAGTTTGTCCTTTTTCCAATCGAACACCATGACTTATGGAAGTTCTATAAACAATCTGAGGCGTCATTTTGGACTGCAGAGGAAATTGATTTAGGTCAAGACGTATCTGATTGGGAGAATAAGTTAAATGATGATGAACAACATTTTGTTAAACACGTTTTAGCATTTTTTGCAGCTTCTGATGGTATTGTTAATGAGAATTTAGCGATGAATTTTGTTAACGAAGTTCAATATACCGAAGCTAAATTTTTCTATGGTTTTCAAATTATGATGGAAAATATCCATAGTGAAACGTATTCATTGTTAATTGATACCTTAGTTAAAGATAAAGAAGAACAACACAAATTATTTAATGCAATTGAAACCATACCGGCAATTAAAAAGAAAGCGGATTGGGCTCTTAAGTGGATTAGCTCTGAATCTTTTGTTGATAGATTATTGGCATTTGCTGCAGTTGAAGGTATCTTCTTTTCAGGTTCATTCTGTTCAATTTTTTGGTTAAAGAAAAGAGGTTTATTGCCAGGATTAACATTTTCAAATGAATTAATCTCAAGAGACGAGGGTATGCATTGCGATTTTGCTTGTCATTTATATAACAATCATATTCAAAATAAAATCTCACAAGAGAGAATTAAAGAAATTATTTGTGGAGCTTTAGAGATTGAAAAAGAATTTATTTTAGAAGCATTACCTGTACGTTTAATTGGTATGAATTCAGATTTAATGGCACAATACCTTGAATTTGTAACTGACAGATTATTAGTTGCATTAGGTGTACCTAAGGTTTATAATTCAGAAAACCCGTTTGATTTTATGCAGAACATTGCATTACAAGGTAAAACAAATTTCTTTGAAAAAAGAGTCGCTGAATATCAAAAGGCGGGAGTTAATAATGTATCAGAAGATTTAGATTCTGCGTTTGGTGATGTGGATTTTTAATTTAAAAAAGACTTAATAAAATGAAAGTAAAAAAAAGAAATGGTGAATTGGAGGAGATGAGATATGACAAGATCACTAAACGTATTAGTGTTCTTTGTCATGATTTAAATATGGAATATATTGACCCAACGTTTGTTACCCTAAAAGTAACTTCGGGGATTTACGATGGAATTTCAACAACTGAATTAGATGTATTAGCTGCGGAGACCGCAGCAGCCATGGTTACCACACATCCTGATTATGCAAAACTGGCGGGAAGATTGGCTGTTTCTAATTTACATAAAACAACACCTAAAAAGTTTTCACAATCAATGAAAGAATTATATTCCTTTATTGAACCAAAAACAGGTAAAGAATCTTCATTAATTGATGATAATGTATATCAATTTGTTTTAGCAAACAAAGAAATCTTAGATGGAGCTATCAATCAAGATCGTGATTTAGATTTTGATTATTTTGGAATTAAAACTTTAGAACGTTCTTATCTATTAAAAATTGGTACTCGTATTGTTGAAAGACCTCAATATCTTTATATGAGAGTTGCAGTTGGTATTTGTAAAGGAGACGTCAATATGGCGTTAAGAATTTATGATGACCTATCACAACATTTTTATACACACGCAACACCCACATTATTTAATGCTGGTACTAAAAGAGCACAAATGTCATCTTGTTTCTTAATTGGAAATAAAGGAGATGATATTGATGGATTGTTTGATACAATTTCTGACGTTGCAAAGATTTCTAAGTGGGCTGGTGGTATTGGATTACACGTACACGATGTTCGTGCTAAGGGATCATATATTAAAGGAACTGGTGGAGAATCTGATGGTCTGTTACCAATGATGAAGACGTATAATGAGGTTGCTCGTTGGATTAATCAAGGTGGTAAACGTAAGGGTTCATTTGCTATTTATCTTGAACCATGGCACGCTGACATTTATGAATTTATTGATTTAAGAAAGAATCATGGTAAAGAAGAAATGAGGGCAAGGGATTTGTTTTTAGCAATGTGGACACCAGATTTATTTATGAAACGTGTTGAGGAAGACGGTGATTGGACATTGTTCTCACCTGATGAAGCGCCAGGATTATCTGATGCTTACGATACACCTGAAGAAAAAACATTTACCATGTTGTACGAATCTTACGAACAACAAGGGTTAGGTAGAAAAGTGGTTAAAGCAAGAAAATTAATGGATGCAATTTTAACCGCACAAATTGAAACAGGAACACCTTATATGTTATATAAAGATCCTGCCAATTATAAATCAAATCAAAAGAATTTAGGTACGATTAAATCATCAAATTTATGTACCGAAATTATTGAATACTCATCACCAACAGAACAAGCTGTTTGTAATTTGGCTTCAATCGCATTACCTAAGTATATCGTTAACGGTGAATTTAATCACGATATGTTATATGAATATACCTACCAAGTTGTAAAAAACTTGAACAACGTAATCGATTTAAATTTTTATCCAACTGAAGAAACAAAACGTTCAAATTTCAGACATCGTCCTGTTGGTTTGGGTATTCAAGGATTGGCGGATGTATTATGTATGTTACATTTACCATTCGAATCTGATAAGGCAGATACACTACAAACTGATATTTTTGAAACAATATATTTTGCGGCAATGACGTCCTCAAAAGATTTAGCTAAAGAATTCGGAGCATATGAAACAATCGTTGGTTCCCCAATTGAAAAAGGAATCTTTCAATATCAAATGTGGAATAAAGTAGATTCTGATTTATCTGGTCGTTGGGATTGGAAATCATTAAGAAAAGATGTCATCAAATTTGGAGTTAGAAACTCATTATTGGTGGCACCGATGCCAACAGCATCTACCGCACAGATTTTAGGTAACAATGAAGCGTTTGAACCATTTACAACTAATTTATATTCTCGTCGTACATTAAGTGGTGAGTTTGTTATGATTAATAAACATTTGGTAAAAGATTTATTAAATCTTGGAATGTGGAACGAAGGAATCAAAAACAAACTAATCATGGAAAATGGTTCGGTTCAAAATATTCCAGAATTACCAACAGATTTAAAAGAGATTTATAAGACTGTTTGGGAAATGTCACAAAAGAGAATTTTACAAATGGCAGCAAATAGAAGTGTGTTTATTGACCAATCACAATCATTAAATTTATTTATTGATAACGCAACTAAACCTAAATTATTGGCGGCACACTTATTTGGTTGGAAATTGGGATTAAAAACGGGTATGTATTACTTAAGAACAAGAGCGGCGGTAGATGCGTTAAAGGGATTAGGTGTCGATACATCAACACCAAAATTGGTGGAACAACCAACAGGACAACAAACTGCGGTATATCCTACTACACCAAAAAGTAATCCAATTATTAGTGAAAATACACCAGAATTACAAATGACAATCGAAAGACCAATAGACTCACCATTTGATTGTGAGGGATGTGGTTCATAAAAATAACGTTTAAATGTCAAAACAATATTAAATCCAACTTAGGTTGGATTTTTTATTTATTACCATTTTAGATTAGTTTATATTTATAATCATGGCGATAACATATGGAATTGATTTCCCATTTAGAGATAGTTTAAAGGGTGATTATGTTAAATTAACAACAACACCCGAAAGAGAAGTACGAGCGAATCTTATACATCTTTTATTGACAAGAAGAGGTAGTCGTTATTTCTTACCCGATTTTGGTTCAAGATTATACCTATATATCTTTGACCAAAACGATAGTGTTACATTCGATTTAATTGAAGATGAAATAAGAGAATCCGTTAAAAAATACATTCCAAATTTAGATATAACAAAATTAGATGTTATGTCTGCAGAAGATGACCCTGATACTGTTAGAACATTTAGTCAAGATGAAGATGAGAGATTATTTAGGGTTTCTGACAATACAACTAAACCACACACCGCAGTAGTGAAAATTGAATATACGGTTAATAACGGAGCATTTTCATCTTCGGACTTTATAATACTAAACATTTAAAATGGCTAAGAAAATATCATACGCAACTAGAGATTTTGCAGGACTAAGACAAGAATTAGTAAATCTAACAAAAGAATATTATCCTGATTTGGTTAAAAATACCAATGATGCGTCAATATTCTCCGTTTTATTAGATTTAAATGCTGCGGTTGCAGATAACTTACACTTTCACATTGATAGGGTTTGGCAAGAAACTATGTTGGATTTTGCACAACAAAGACAATCATTATTTAATATTGCCAAAACATATGGTATAAAAATTCCTGGAACAAGACCATCGGTAGCGCTGTGTGATTTTTCAATAAATGTACCTGTTAGAGGTGATAAGGAAGATGAAAGATATTTGGGAACATTAAGGATTGGTGCTCAAGTTTCAGGAGGAGGACAAATATTTGAAACAATTAATGATATCGATTTCTCAAGTCCATTTAACAATAAGGGAGAACCAAATAGATTAAAAATACCAAACTTCGATGGTAATGATATTTTAGTTTCTTATACAATCACAAAGAGAGAACCTGTGGTTAATGGAGTAACAAGAATATACCGAAGAGTAATAAGTGAATTAGACCAAAAACCTTTTTTAAGACTTTTCTTACCTGAACAAAATGTTTTAGGTGTGGTAGGAGTGATACACAAAGAAGGAACATCTTTTGGGACCAACCCAACAGCTTCTGAATTTAACGCATCAACAAATAAATGGTACGAAGTTAAGTCGTTAATACAAGATAAAGTATTCATAGAAGACCCAACTTCAGTATCCGATAAAGACAATTTTAGGGCAGGAACTTACTTACAAGTTAATAGTAAATTCTATACAGAATATACACCTGAAAGTTATTTTTCATTAACTTTTGGTAGTGGTTCCGTTGACCCACTAGAGAATTTAGACAATTACATGACAGGTCAATTAAAAGTTAACTTGGCTAATTATTTAAACAATATGTCATTAGGGTCAATACCTAAAGCAAACACCACATTGTTTGTGAAATATCGTATTGGTGGGGGTAAAGATTCGAATTTAGGGGTTAATATCATTACAAGTGTAGATAGTGTTGAATTTAACATAAATGGTCCTAATAACGCAATTAATTCACAAGTTGAATTATCTTTAAGAGTTAATAATGTAACGGCAGCTGTAGGTGGTGCAGACCAACCTACAATCGAAGAAATTAGAAACATGGTTTCTTATAATTTTGCAGCACAAAATAGAGCGGTAACATTAAATGATTATAAGTCATTAATTGAGACAATGCCATCCACATACGGAGCACCCGCTAAAGTTAATGTAATGGAGGAAGATAATAAGGTTAGAGTAAAATTATTATCTTATGATGACCAAGGTAATCTAACCGATGTAATATCTAATACATTGAAAAACAATATATTAAATTATCTTTCAGAATATAGAATGATTAATGATTATATTGAAGTTGCAAATGGGCAAGTTATTGACTTAGGATTAGATATTAATTTGGTAATTAATAAAAACGAAAACCCAACGGACGTTATTAAACAAGTAATTCAAACATCAATAATGTTCTTCGCCATTGACAAACGTAAAATGGGTGACCCATTATTTGTGGGAGATTTAATTCGAGAAATTGGTTCAATTTATGGTGTTGTTAACGTAGTGGGAATTAAGGTATTTAATAAAATTGGTGGTAAATACTCATCATCTGAAGTATCACAATCATATATAGATACAACAACTAAAGAAATACAACAAATTGATACGACGGTCTTTATGCAGTCAAATCAAATATTCCAAATCAGATTCCCAAATAGTGATATAAGGGTGGCAACTAAACCTTCAGGAACGACTACATACTAAAATGTTTTTTCTTTATAATAGTAGAAAATCACATGCTTTCTATTTATTAAGAGAATGATGCAAAAACATAGAATTTCAACAAATATCGGTAAAGAACAGAAGGTCACTGTCGAATTAAAACAAGACTACGACCAACTGGAAATTTTATCCTTAAAATTCTCACAAACAGATGTTTATACATCACTTTGTGCGGACTATGGGGTGGTTTGTGGTAGAATTACCGCGAATGACGGATTTGGAATACCTAATGTTAGAGTATCAATATTTGTACCTCAAACCGAAGCAGATTCAACCGACCCCATAATTTCTGCGTTATATCCTTACACCGAAGTTTCAGATAAAAATGATGACAATTATAGATATAATTTGTTACCAGCAAGAAAACAACATGGTGGACACAAACCAACAGGAACCTTTCCAGATCAATCGGATATTTTAACAAGAGAGGAAGTATTAGAAGTATACGAAAATTATTATAGATACACCGTTAAGACTAACGAATCGGGTGACTTCATGATTTGGGGTGTGCCGGTGGGTAAACAAACATTACATGTCGACTTAGATTTATCTGATATTGGTTGTTTCTCATTAAGACCTTATGACTTTATTAAAAGAGGAGAAGGTATTGAGAAGTTTGAAAGATACTATGAATTTAAATCAAGTTCAGATATAGATGGGTTACCACAAATTATCAAATACGATAGAACTATTGAAGTTTTCCCGTTTTGGGGAAATCTTGATTTATGTGAAATAGGTATATCAAGGGTTGATTATGACATATCACAAAGTGGTATTAGAATCGAACCTATATCATTAATTTTAACATCTACAATTACAGACGATAATGGAGATGCCGTAAAAAGAAATGGGGTTATCAGAAGAAATACTGGTTACAAATGTAATCTACAAACTACCGAAGGTAAAATTTCCGCAGTTAGATACACAGGTAAAAAAGTTTATGGTTCAAACGGGACCACATTATACCCTCAATTAGAATATTTTAATCCATCTGAAACTATTGATGAAGATGGTGCGGCAATGGTTGTATTACCAATGAACTTGGAATATGTTTTTACAAATGAATTTGGCGAACAAGAAATCACCAACGACACAAACAAAGGTATACCAACAACTACAATTGCTAGATTTAAATTTTCACTTGATGGTAACAATGAAAAAACGGGAACCGCAAATTATTTAGTACCACAAATTAGAGAATACAACTCAAACACATATGGTCAGAATGATTTAGGTGAGTATAATGAAGACTTATTAACAACATACCAATTTTCTGACGTGTTCGAAGATTATTTAAAAATTGCTTGGCCTGAGGGAACAACTGGTTCAACAATGTCAACAACATATCAAAATGACAAAAAATCATTTATGTTGGGTACGTGTACTGGTTGTGATTTAGGTGTTCCACAAGATGTTTTTTATAAATTTATTTTTGGTAAAGTCTATACGGTTTCATCTTTTCAGGGAACACACTACGAAGTATCTGCGGGAGAATCATTTTTAGGACTTTCAAGAAGAGATGCATTTTTAGGTTTAAAAGAAATTAGACCAAATACAGAAGATGATTGTACAAGTAAAGCTAATTATTTCCCAACCAATTTTGCATTTAGAAATAGAATAAAATTTGGACTGATATTATCTGAAGTTTTACTATTCGTACAATATATTTTTACAATTGTACAGATATTTGTTTTTGAGACTATAGGTAGAGTTATGTGGAATGTGGGTGGTGCGGCCATGGCATTTAAATTTTTGGGTAAACACTATTTAATGGGAATTGGTGTGGGATTAAGGGAATTTGCAATGAGGGTAAAAGAGGGGGGTCAAACAATATTACCATTAACAACATACCCCGATTGTGAGGAATGTACAACCGATGTTGATAGTGCAACTCAAAATTCTGGTGGTGGTAATCTTAGTTTATATAATAGAAGTGCGGAGATTAAAACTATAGTTGTACCATATGAAGGATATATTTATTTGGTTTATTTGTCAGGACAAACACCAAACTATTTAAATACAAGTACAACAACAGGTACAACATTTTTAACTGAATTATATGCTGGTGAGTCGGCAAAAGAAACTAGTGCAACTGGAATAACCGAAAGTCAGATTACATTATTACATACATACTCAAATCCAAACGCAACATCAGAAAGAAGATTTGTTGGTGGAATTTATCCGCTAGCTGGTACTGACCCATCCACAGACACATTTAATGATATGTTTACAGAATTTAATTCCGCATTTGTAGACGGACAATTAAATTCATATTTTCAATTAGTTAACGTAACATCACCAACAAATACGGGTAACTCTGTAAAAATTACGGTTATTCCTAATCAAAGTGTTTATGCTGAATACGTTGACGTAGCGGGAGGAGCAATTCCCGCAACGGAAGATATTGAAGTTGAACTTTTAATTAGAAATAATTGTGATTATACATATAGAACACAAACGGTAACAATTTATAGTGGACAAACAGGTAGCACTAATTCAACATTACAATTAATAGATTGTGGAGGAGGTTCTACACAACTAGAAAGTTATGAAAGAGTTAGTTCAATTACACCGGACACATATAGACCATATAATACAGGTGGAGGAGTATCATATGAAAACCGACCAGCAATTAAGATATCCTATGATCAATGGTCAACATATGCCGGTGTAGATTATTCTAGTGGAGGTATTGATGGAATAAGGGACTTATATGCCGTTGTTAGACTTTATGATAAGGGAAGTTTGAAAACAACGGGGGCGTTAGGTCAACTAGTAATTGAACAAGGATGTGCAAAGTATGATAAATTTTATGATGAAACTAATGTATTAACATATCTATGGTCATCATCTGGAGGATATGGTACCGCAACTGATGTATCAAACGCGGGTAATACTAATGGGACCCAATGGTACAAAGCAACAAAACGTGTAACATATGATGAGGGTAGAACGGTTAACTCATTTCACCAATTGGGAAAACCATTTTATACTAATTCAGCATATAGTGAATCGTTAACAAGTCCTGGTTCGAATTATACTTTAGTGGCCGCCATTGCTGGTGACACAACCACAAGGAGACTACCGAATGTTGCAGATTTAGAGGGTGGAGATAATACATATTCTAAAAAAACAAAATCAGGATTAACTGAAATTAGAGATGGTGTCGTTACAATTGTTCCTGTTATTAACGGTACATCTAAAAATCAATCAGTAATAAAGGAATGGTATCGAAGAAAAAGAGTTGGTGTTTTCTTTTGTGGTGGAGTAACAAATTATTCGTTCATTGATAACTGGTTAAATGGTGTACTATACTTTTTTAAATTTGATAAGAGAATAAAATGGGACGATGTAAATGTTTTAGATTTAAATCAAAGAGGTTCAAAATACCCAAGAGAGTTAGTTTTTTATAATATACTTGACCAACAATTTTATTATAGGGCAACACCATACGTTCCAATAACCGGAACCACAGGTGGATTCATCGGACAAAAACCAAATTCAAATAGTGTCTATAAAGAAATATTACACCCAACAACATTTTATGACGTGGGGGTTAGAGATGAATTTTTATATGAAATATGTCAAGATCCAAGAATTGACCCAACGTGTTCTGTAATTAGAGATGTTAATACAACTTCATATCAAGACCCTGCAAATATTGTAGAATATGCAATAAATTATAGATTAGATATAAATGGTGGCAAATTTGATGTTGGTGATTTCTTTAGTGGAGCTGGAATGGGTTCCAATGTTGGGGGATTTGACGGAGACATAACCCAATTAATGTCAATAAATTGTGAGGCAGGTATTGAAGGGTTTGATTTAGATAGTCCACATTATTTTATTTATAATGGTGAATTAATGGATCCGGAAGATGATTATTTTTCATCTTTTTTCAAACCGACAGGAACATTTGGACCAACACCAATAGATTTAAAATTAGATACAAATGGTTCATTTATAAGACAATGTTTAAATTTTAGATTGGGTGATTATTCACAAAAGGTGCCATTCTATTTGTGGGATAAAAAGGGAACAGGATTTGGTAGTTATAGTACCGATGAAGATGATCAACAATGGGATAGAACATCAATTGCATCAATGAAATTACAAAGAATGTTTTCAATAAGTGGTGCTACCGCAACTGAAACAAATTATTTAATGGCAGATGGTGAAGAAGAATACTTATTAAAACCAATGACAATAACTCACCCACAATATTCATTTACGGGTAATACAACAGATATGTTGGAAAGATTTGAAAATATTAGTTTAAATGCACCAAATACTACAGCAAATGCTGCTCAATATACGAATGTTGAGGGCGATATTTGGTTACACGTACAATCTGGATTTACAATTGACACATCGGTATGGGTAAAAAATCCGGCTAGTGGTACAACATATGTTGTGGTAAATAAAACGTGGGTCGAACAACCCGACAAGTACGTTAAAGATTATAGAGAAACTTTTCTATTTCAAACACAAACAAATTATGATGGAAGAAAACAAGTATTATCAACACCATTCTTATTTTACTTTGGATTGAGACCCGATAAGACATCATTAGATGCATTAATAAAATATTATGGGCCAAAAGGAGCCTTCCCATCAGCTGAATAATGGAAGAGAATAAAAAAATACTCTTACCAAGTAAGAGATTTAAAAAAGCGGATACAGAAGAATTAGATTTAAGATTAAATCTTGAAACAACCGAATCATTAATGAGAATCGGTGATAGAGATATTATTTTAGATATTGATAAATTATACGACAAGGAAAGAAACGAAAGTAAAAAATATAAAATTTTTGGTAAAATAAAAATGGTTTTCCGTAACATGTATAGTGGTAACACGGATTACACTTATTTAAAAGATAGATTATATTTGGTTGGTAATGGAACAACAACAGACCACACAGGATTTTTACCTTACGATGAATTTGCATTATTAAGAAGAGATGTTGTTAGAGAATATAATGAACCACAAACAGGTACAACATTAACAGGATATACGCAAGCACATTTTAAATTAGTAGGACCAACGGGACACACGATTGTAACACCAATAACGGCACCATATCAAAATTGGAACGTTTATTTAAGTTATGTTTATGGTAGTGATTCGGGGTATACAATGACGTATACACTATCAGGAGCAACAAAAACAGAAGGAACTAATATTATACGAAATTTTAAAGCGGGTGATGGAATTCCATTTAGGGTTTCATATAGTGGAGGTACAATGTACGAATTAACAAGTCCTGTTGAACATGGGATGAAGGCGGGTGAATATATTACACTCTCAGGAACTACTTTAACAGGAACAACAACAGGTAGAACATTTTATATTAATACCATAGGAAATGAATTTCATAATTCACAAAATTACGTCATTAATATTTTAAAAAATCAATTAAAATCGGGAACCACTTTTACAAATGTTATGGTGGGAAAAAGAGTTTTAGATAGAAATAATATAAACGGGTCAACATCTAAATATTATGTACATAAACATAAAACACTAACAGATGCGAACTCATATATTTTGGATAAGGTTGGATTTGAAACACCAATATGGGAAGATGAAAAGAAATTAATATTTGAAAATTTCTCAGGAGAGAATGATGTTTTAGTTGAAAGAAATAGAATGGAATCTGTTTTATTTGATTTCAAAGAACCTTTTATATTAACAGGTTTAACGAATAATTTAGGATACACACCAACAGAAGTATATGTAACCACCATTTATAAAAATGGGCAAGGTTATTTTAATTACCCACCAAAAGTAGGACATAAATTTAATTTTCATAATAGTTGGATAGATGAACATTTTAGTGGTAGTACAACGGGGAACACAGAAACTAAAATACCGACAGGTACAACATTCACTAGCAGGTCAGGAGTTTCAGGATTCACACCCGGAGATGTTATACCTATTGGTACAACAGGTCTTACAGGTGCATTCGTTGAATATAATTCAATTGAACTTAAAGAAAGAATAATTAGTGAGTCGTATCATAAATTTACAGCACCAATAACACGATTTAATCACAATCAAGATAATAGTGACCCAAATGGACCTTTATACTCAGGTGCGACCGCAAACAATCCAATTGGATTGTATTATCAACCATTTCACAGAGTTAAACTAAGACAATTGTCACCTTATTTAGAAAGTGCGGCAACAAACGATATCTATAATTTACCTGAAAATGTTACGTTCGACACAAATGAAAAGGTTTGGAGATGGAGAGACCTATATGACCACGGATATATAGATGTGGATGGTAATGGAACTAAGTTTCCATTCACAAACGGTACACATTATGTTAGAACAGACATCAACTTATATTTAAGAAATGAGAGACAATATAACAATAAACCTCTTGGATTGACTCCACCTAATTTTGATTGCTAATGGAAATATTAAGAAAAGATGAAAACCAAAACCTTATCATAAATAAGGAACAGGATTTTCTAAATGATTTAGGTTGGCAAGAAAATATGATTCAGTTCGAGGATGAAGTGTTAAGTACAATCATTAATCCTATTGAGAATTATGAAACAGTTAGATATATCCACAAGCCATATAATACAACTGTTAGCGGATTAACATTTAGCCAAACAGATATATGGTATAATTTTTATTTTGTTAGTGGAACATCATATACCCAAGATTATAATATTGTTGGTATAGATACTCACGAAAATGCAAAAATGTTAAAACAAGCAACCCAAAGTTTCTTTAGGTTAGAGTTTTATAAAACACCACATATTTCAGGAACAACTTATGAACCACCAACAAGAGTAAATAGAAAATTATCATTTGCAAAAAATCTATCTTTACCCTTAGGTGAAAAATATTTTTATACGGGAAATAATATAAATGAGGACATATTCTTCCCTGTTTTTATGGGGTCAAATTATAGAAACAAAGAGAATATGTACTTATTTTGGTTTCAGGATGAAAGTGTTTTATCTGAAACGGTTTTAAGTGGTGATACATTTTGGATGACCACTAAGTTTTTTAATGCAAATGATGGTACAATATTAGATTTTGTTAATAGACCAATTTATAGTAACGTTGAAATAAACGAGGCGAATGACATGTATTATAAACTTGTTATTGATAGAACCGATTATTCGTATCAATACTTTAGATACACGGGAACAACTGGAGATAGGGTCGGTGAAAGTGTCGACTCAATAAAATTTTATGAAAGAAATGGTATTCCTGTACCAACAGCTACACCTACACCAACGCCAACAAAGACCCCAACGCCAACACCAAGTAGTACTTCAACGCCAACACCAAGTAGTACTTCAACACCAACACCAACTGCAACATCAACCGCAACACCAACTCCTACTGCAACAACTGACCCAACAACATATTATTGGTATGCATTAGGTGATTGTAATGATATGAGATATACATATACTCAAGTAACCAATACTGGTTTTGGTATTATCACAATTCCTGGTTTGTGTGGGTTACCAAGTGCAATGGATTATTCCGACCCAGCACATACTGCTTATTATTTTGATACATCTAACCCATGTGGTTTTGGTACAGGATATACAGGGACATATAACGCAAGAAGTTCAACTCAATTAACGGAAGGGGATGTTTATACAATAAGTGGAACATGTTATTCAATAATTGAACTTAATTCTGAACCACCAACATGGACAATTAATATGGACGGTAAAACAAAAGAAGAAGGTGCAAATCCATGTTTTGATTGTCAACCACCATTTACAGGATTTACATATTATACTTATTCAGGTGTAACGTGTGGTGAGGATGAAATCATTGTTTATGATATTTCACCTTATGTGTTGAATTCTATAAGTCCACAAATAGGTCAATTATATTTATATCATGAGTATGATGCAAATGGTACATTAGTAAATCCTGGTAATAGCTGTGTAGAAATTACGGGGTATATTGGAGAGTTTGTTGGACCTAAAGTTGTAGTACCATTACCTGGAGGAATAGAAGGATCAACTTATTCAGTTCCAGTAGGACCAATATTAACTGGAGGTGGTGAAATTAATGATTGTACTGAATGTATTCCACATTGGAATATTACAACTGTAAGGTGTGACGGAGATTTGACCGATTTAATTGGTTACCCAATATGGTCAACAACAAAACCAGCAATTGATTCTGTAATTAAAACAAATGCCAATGATGGAGTTTGTAGAAAAGTCACAGATGTGTTCCCACTTAAATCCATACCATATTTAGGAGGTTATATCGGTAATATGCATCCACAAATTTACTACGTAAGTTCAACCTATACCGATTGCCCAACATGTACATCCGATTAATAACGTTCTTTTAATAAATTATACTTTAGGAACATAATAAAAAAACAAAATAAACAGATATTTATATAAAAACAACAAACGATGAGATTAACATTCACATTACAATCGGCATATACAGGAACAACATACGTTGCTGGTCCCTTTAACATTTCTGGAACAACAAGTGCGGGAACAACCTATTGGTTGGCCACAGGGGTTACTAAAACACAATTAACCGCCGGACATGCAGTAGATACAATTTACGAAACTTTAACAGGTGGTACAATTGCTAGTACAGGAACATGTACAACGACAAGAAGTTGGCAGATTTCAGAACCTGAACCTGTAACAGTTAGTTTACAGGTTTATGGTAAAGACGAAGACGCTACACCTCAGAATGCTATCATAACATTTACAGTAAATGGTAGTTCACCTACCACTTTAAACAACCTTGAACCACTACCATCGAATTGTGGTTTACTTTATACAATTAACAATTTGGAACTTGGAGATGTTGTGGTAATTGAAAGTGTAGACACATACCCAATGTCAGGAGTAGGTTCATCAACATGTCCAACACAAAGTGGTAGTGCAACATCATACACACATACAATTGGCATTAGTAGTGGAACTGACTATGTTGCATTATCAATTAATTCCGGTGCTAGCGTTTAAACAATCAAAACTATTCAATATTAAAACCCCTTTATTATAAGGGGTTTTTTGTTTATTTTGGTTTATTAGCCATTTTAAAATTTTAAAATTGATTATAATGATGAAAAGTTAATTTATGTTATTTATAGTAGGTGAAAAGAATAAAACATACCATACAAAGGAAGAGTATACTACAAGTAAAATTGGTTTCATTAACAGACCAAGCTTGGTATGACTATGATGGTAACATTATTTTTTGGAATACTTTATCAAACACAACGTTACTTACAGGTACAACTGTTTATAATATAACAGGAAGTACAGTTACAGATGGACATTATGTGTGGGGTACACCAACCCCAAATATATGGAATTTTATTGACCCAACTAAAGTTTATGGAGACTATCAATTACCACTTTATTTAAATGCAAAAGTTGATGAATATGGACCAATGGTTGAATTTGATGGTAACATCAATGATGATAAATTTAGTGCTAATTTCTCATATAGTGGTATATGTGGCTCAAGTACATTTGATTTAATTGTATATAACACAACAAATGTAGGTAAATTAAAACCAATGGAAACTGCGGTGTTTACGGTCTATTGGGGAGATGGTACATCTTCAAATTTACCGGTTAATGGACAAGCAACAAAACAATACACAAGCAATGGAGATAGAACTGTTATTGTAAAATTAGTATCACCATGGACAACTGAACAAGTAACTAAAATTATAACTGTTAATTGTGAGGCATTTGTAACGCCAACCCCAACACCAACAAAGACCCCAACTCCAACACCAACAAAGACCCCAACTCCAACACCTACTGCAACACCTACTGCAACCCCTACACCGACCACAAGTCCTACGTCAACCCCAACCCCTACACCGACAAGGACGCCAACACCTACGCCAACAGGGACCCCAACTCCTACACCGACCACAAGTCCTACACCAACACCTACAGGTGATTGTGCGTTTGACGTTGATTTAGGAATTGTAACAGCAACACCAACACCAACACCAACTCCTACACCTGTTTGTGAATTTGATGTGGACTTGAATGTTGTAACCGCAACCCCAACACCAACTCCGACACCTACCAATAATTGTGAATTCGGTGTTGATTTGAATGTAGTTACCGCAACGCCTACACCGACCCCTACACCAACTAATAATTGTGAATTTGGAGTGGATCTAAATGTTGTAACAGCAACCCCAACACCTACTCCTACACCAACACCAAATTGTAACTTTGATGTAGACTTAGGTGTGGTAACGGCAACACCAACGCCAACCCCAACCCCAACACCAAATTGTGAATTTGATGTAGACTTAGGTGTGGTTACTGCAACCCCAACTCCGACACCTACCGCAACTAATAATTGTGAATTTGATGTAGACTTAGGTGTGGTAACGGCAACACCTACTCCGACACCTACCTCAACACCAACAAGTACACCTACACCTACACCAACAAGTACCCCTACATCTACCCCAACACCTACCGCAACTAATAATTGTGAATTTGATGTAGACTTAGGTGTGGTAACGGCAACACCAACTCCTACACCTACCTCAACTAATAATTGTGAATTTGATGTAGACTTAGGTGTGGTAACGGCAACGCCTACACCTACAGCAAGTAGTACGCCTACTCCTACACCAACAGCAAGTAGTACGCCTACTCCTACACCAACAAGTACACCTACACCAACTCCTACACCTACAGCAGTTGAGTGTATTAGCTCATTCACAATAACTGAGGTAAATGATCCATTTAATACTACTGTTACATATGAAATATACAAAGTTAATTCAACCGCAACAGGTTATGTTACCGACGGAACAACAAATGCTCAAAGTTTAACTAAAAAAGTTTTAATTGACTCTTCAATAACAATTACCGGAGTAACAACAAACGACACCACATTCATTGGTTGGAGTAGTGTAAGAGGAGAGGGTAATTTAATACAGACCAACCCAATACTATCACATGTACCTATTGGTAACACAACGTACTATGCAATAATTAAGAAAAATAATGTGATAACTAAAGACTTCTGTTATTATCCTGAAAATAGTGATTTAAATGATATTTGTTTAGCATGTTTATCAACAAGAAAGGTATACTTTAATTCGACAGATTATATAAATGATGGATTTGAATCAATCACGTGGTATCAAGATGAAAATCTAACAATACCTGCAGATAACGGATTCTATAAAGAATCGGAAAGTAATGTAGTAACACCAATAATTTACCAATTAACGTCAGGAGCAGCAACCAAATACGGTTTATGTGGACCCGCCGGATTTATATATTGTTAATGATAAAAAAATGAAAATAATATTTATAATAGATGCCATATAGTAATACAGTAACAACAAATTTTGTATCGACAGATTTTACTTCGAACAAACCATCATATAGTGATGTTGGGTCATTTCCTAGTAATATGAAATTTGCCAACATAACTAAATCGTTACAATTAGGTAATAAAAATTATGGTTATTTAAAATTTGAAGTTTCATATACTGGTGTTATTGATTATGTCTCAATAAATTTTTCCGACCCAAATAAAGGATATGTTTCGGTTTCAACAGATCAAAATTCATTATATAAAATGTCTAGATTTGATGCACCACTTGAAAATATTATTTTAAATGATAAAACAAGTGGAACAAAAACATTTTATGTAATCGTAAATGGAGACCAAACAAATAAATCGTCCGTTTTAAATATTAATATGGCGATAGGGAAATACAACACTCCTCCCAGTACGTCAAGTATCACATTGTCTTATGATTGTACAACATCACTATATCAATATGAAACTGGATTACACGTTTATTCACCTTATGATGCGATTGCTGCCACATCGAAATTAAAAACAAAATTATATTCAATAATATCGATTGAAAATTGGACAACAGACACACCAATATGGGGTGGTCCATATTTTGAAAATCCCGCATTACCATATTATTATGGTTATGGTACTAAAGTTTATAAAGTTGGTGGACCATTCGATAGATCTTATGGAACACAAACCCAAGTCACAGTAAAAAAGAAACTTTTTGGTAAGGCAAAAGCAACCGAAGAGACAATAGGTCCCACATCATTTTTTTATTCTAACGACCAAACATCTGACGCGTGTACCGTTCCATTTATGGAGGGGGTTGGTAAACTAAGAGAAATATTTAATACATCGGCATTATCACAACCACAACAATATCGTTATTATTTGGGATTTAATCAAACAAATAAAGTATTGTCAAATGATAGTGTTTTTACACAATACAGTAAAGCAACAAAAACATCAAACCCAATTGTTGGTGCCACACACGCTTTATCAAAAACATTATATGGTATTGTGAGTGGCTATAACACAGAATGGAAATTAAATGAGTGGGCGTTAGGTACAAGTGTTTTAGGTATTGGAATGTTATTACCCTCATCAACTGCAACATACGCTACTATAGGTCAAGTTGTTGCTCATTATTTTGATTATTTAATTGGAAATTTAGTACCAAAGTGGTTAATATTAGGTGGTAAAGCAACTGCATTTTTAAACGTGGCGATACCTTACTTAGCGGCCGCAATTTTAATTACAGCCATTCTTTTATTAATCTTTTCAAATAGAACAACAACATTTAGAGAACCATGTAAGAAATTTTTACATCATTTTACAAATAAACCATACATTGAAATAAGTGCAACAGGAAATGATACCATCCTTTATAGAGATATTACTTTATCAACTATTAATAATGGATATTATTGCGATGGAGTTTATTACTACCAACAAAGTGGAGGTAAAATAACATCTAAAGAATTATCATATACAAATGCAATCGTAAACGATGACCCAATTACATTTGAATTTCAATATTCAGTAAAAGCGGACGACCCAACTTTAGTTACAAATTTCAATAAATTAGTAATTCTATCATATACAAGTGGTAAACCATTACCATATTGTGGTAACGGAACAATTTATTATAATGATACAACATTAACACAAACAGTTAATAATAGTTGTTGTGATTTAGAAACTGGACAATCTACGGTTCTAACTGTGGAGTCTGGAAGTGAATTTAGTTGTATAAGTCAAAACGACGCAAACGCTAAAGCAACTAAAAAACTTAGTTCTTTGGTTACATACGCACAAAACGCGGGTAGATATTGTACACCATTTAGTGAAAATAATGTGGGAGTATTAGATTCTAATTTTACACATGAATTAAAAGTGGAAACCAACCCAACAAATGTTTCAGTATTATATGATGCAAGAACTGGAGGAGCCGCAATAGGTAAAAAACTTTATTATGACGATTATGGTTGTCAAAAAGTATTAGATGGTTATTACGCAATATCGGGAACATCAACATATCGCACTTTTTATCACACAACAAATGGTACTATAGATGGAATTTATTTAATGCAAAATTCAAATAGTACAACCACAACAACAAGTCAACCAATCGTAACAACAAATTTAGATTATTCAAGTAATTGGTATATAACTGGAATTGATAAAAATTCTATTGACATTTATACCAATACAATTGAAGACACAAAAGGGTTTGACCCAAATAGTTTGTATACTAATACATCACTTAAAAAAGGATTTATAAAAACCCCAACTACATTAAACGATTTCCAACTATACACAGGTTTTACAACAACCTCATATAGTGAGGCGGCAACGGGTTGGTATAGACCATTAATTGATTGGATAGAGACAGATACATTTTATTATCAAAGATCAGAAACAATAACAATTAATCTTAGTGAATTTTGTGGTTACCAAACTTCAAGTGCCACTAGAGGGTTTTATATTATTGGTAAGTCTAGTGGTAACGATACCGCATTACATAACCCTGTAAGTATGGTAGTTAAAGCATATACAACTAGTAATGTGTTAACAGGAACATTTAATGTAACGTCTTCAGCAACCGAAACAAAAACGTTTATACCTTTCGGTAGTCAAGTTAATTTTAATGAACCTATTACGAGTTTAGTTTTAGATTCTATAACATCCGAAAACCCAAAAAATAAAATCACATATGTTATCGGTACTGGATCAACATGTACGATTACACAAACATGTAATTTAACATTAGCATTTACATCAACCAATCCAACAAGTGGTAATAATGGAACCGCAACGGTTACTGTTGCAAATGGTACTGGACCATATACATATGCTTGGTCACCATCACCTGGTACAACATATACTGGTATATCTTCCGCAACACACACAATAAGTGGATTGACGGCAGCCACCGTTTATACTGTTACTGTAACCGACGCTAATAATTGTACAAAAACAGGTACAGTTACAACAGGTCAAAATACATTTACATTTGATGCAGATTATATTGCGTTAACGTATCAATTTACAAATGGTAACGATTTAGATACGAGAACCAGAGTAGTAACTCCGAATATCGGCCAAACAACCCAATCAACATATATCGGTTTTGGTAGGAAATTCCAATGGCCAGAAACAGGAACGGCAATATTAAGATGGGGTGGAGATAATAAGGGAACAGGTTATGAATCGGTTTTAGTTAATTTAATTAAATTTAGACAAGACTATCCAAACGAAACTTCTATTGTTATTGACTTAAGAGCGTTCTGGTATGTAACTGTGGGAACTAATCCAGTAAATGTTGCTGCTACATTATATAAAGGAGGTACCATGACGGGTCCTTCAAATTATGTGTTTAATAACACAACATTTACTTCCAAAGAACAAATTAATTCTGTATCTAAAGTAGTAACACTAAAAACAACAAATTCGGGCACTTCGGGACAAAGAGTTGCAACTTTAACCTACAACTTAACAACAAATACGGGTACATTTAATAATAGTGATACAACAACACCTTCAGTATAATATGAACCAAAAAGAAATGACAAATATACTATATAACACAATCGATGTGGCTAATAGTATTGAAATTGAAAATATCGAAAATAAAGAATATAACATATTTAAAGCCGCGGAATCCGAGGATTATATGGTTTGCATATTTGATGATGAAAACAGTTATAATAGTGATGTTTTTCACACAATAAACGAGTGTTATGATTGGATAAAACAAAATTCCTAATAGGTATAGTAAATGAGATATTTTTATGTAAGGATTGATGTGGGATTTTCGAATAGTATATATAGCATATACTCTACGTTACCACCTGCGGGAAATCTTGCATTATTGTTTGACCCAATAGGTAGCACATTAGTTGCCACTGGATTAACATACACTCAATTAACAACGGGAACCGGAGTTTTAGTTGAGGTACCAAACACCACCGAAAGAATTTATCTATACGACGCTGCTGGTAATTTTTGTTCTGTTGGTATTGAAAACGATATAAGAGTTAACTCCTTACCAGTTCCTGTACCAACCGCAACACCTACACCAACAGCAACAGCAACACCAACCCCTACACCGGATTGTGATTTCGATATTGAATTAATTTTTATTACCGCAACTCCAACTCCAACACCAACACCTACAGCTGATTGTAATTTCGATGTTGATTTAGGAATTGTAACCGCGACTCCTACTCCAACACCAACACCTACACCAGATTGTAACTTTGAAGTGGACTTAGGAATTGTAACTGCAACGCCAACTCCAACACCAACACCTACACCAGATTGTAACTTTGGTGTTGATTTGAGTGTAGTAACTGCAACACCTACTCCTACTCCAACACCTACCGGTGATTGTAATTTTGAGATAGATACTAATATTGTAACTGCAACACCTACACCAACAGCGAGTAGTACACCAACCCCAACACCAAGCCCGAGCCCTACTCCTACTCCAACCCCTACACCAAGCCCGAGCCCTACTCCTACTCCAACACCAAGTAGTACACCAACACCAACTCCTACACCAACAAATGATTGTAGATTTGAAATCGATTTAAATATCGTAACGGCAACTCCTACTCCTACACCAACTGTAACGGGTGATTGTACTTTTGAAATCGATTTAAATATCGTAACGGCAACTCCTACTCCTACACCAACACCGAGTCCAACAACTAATTTTGCACCAACAGATATCTTATTAAGTAATGATTCAATAAATGAAAATACCGCAACGGGTACAACAATAGGAACATTTAGTGCTGTTACACTTGATGAAAGTGATACACATACATTTAGTTTAGTTACGGGGTCTGGTGATACTGACAACGCTAGCTTTACTTTAACAAGTGGAGGAATATTAAAAAATGCAACAATACCTAATTATGAAGTGAAAACTTCATATTCAATTAGAGTTAGAACTAGCGACGGTGCAGGTCAAACATTTACGAAAATTTTCACAATTAATGTTAATAACGTAAATGAAACACCATACGCGTTATCATTAAGTAATGCATCACAAGATGAAAATACAACAGCAAATACAACAATAGGAACATTCTCAACATCCGATGTTGATAGTGGAGATACTTTTACATATAGTTTAGTTGCGGGTACGGGTGATACAGATAATGCATCATTTAATATTAGTGGTGCAAATTTAAGAAATGGATCTGTGTTTAATCGTGAAGTTAAAAATTCATATTCAATTAGAGTAAGAACAACAGATGCTGGTGGATTATATTATGAAGGAACGTTTACAATTACAATAACAAACGTAAATGAGGCGCCAACAGACATCTCATTAAGTTCAGCCTCAATATCAGAGAATGTACCAACAGGAACAACAATAGGCACATTCTCCGCTACAGACCAAGAAGGTGGTGCAATGACATTTGCATTACATGATACTGCAACTTATCCCGATAACAGTAGTTTCTCAATTGCATCGGGAGTATTAAAAAGTGCGGTTGTGTTTAACTTTGAAGCCAAATCATCATACTCAATTAGAGTACGAGTAACCGATAGTACAGGTTTAACATTTGATAAAACTATAACAATTAGTATTACCGATGTTACAATATCAGTAACGGCATCTGCAACTACAAATGTTACATGTAACGGCGGAACAAATGGTGCTATAACAGTTTCTGGTGTTGTCGGAGGTACAGCAAATTACACATATTCTAAAGATGGTACAAATTATCAAGTATCAAATGTGTTTGGTAGCTTAACAGCTGGTTCATACACAATTTATGCTAAAGATTCTTACGGTGAAGTTGGAAGTACATCTGTTTCAGTAACACAACCTACAATTGTTAGTTCAACATTATCTACAACTAATCCAACTTGTTTTGGGGATACTAATGGTAGTATAGTTGTTAGTGCCAGTGGTGGTAGCGGTTCTTACACATATTCAAAAGATGGTACAAATTATCAAGCCGGAACAACATTTAGTAATCTAGGCAGTGGTACTTACACCATATATGTTAAAGACAGTGATGGTTGCGTTAGAACAAACACAACTGGTCTAGATAGAACACAAGTAACCGCAACATACACACAAACAAATGTTACATGTAATGGTGATAGTAATGGTGATATAGTTGTTAGTTCACCTTCAGGTGGTCAAGGTGGTCCATATTCTACAAAAATAAATGCGGGTGGTACATACCAAGTTTTAACAACATCTAGATCTTACTCATCATTATCTGCAGGAACATATACATTATATGTAAAAGATAGTGCCAATTGCGAAAGAACGTATTCCATTGTAATAACTCAACCAGCTGTGGTTACTATTTCATTATCTTCATCGTCGGCTCCAACTTGTTGGAATGGTGGTAATGGTAGTATTACCGTAACAGCTGGAGGTGGTAATGGAGATTACCAATTTAGAATAAACAGTGGTTCTTGGCAATCAAGCGGAACATTTAGTAGTTTAGGTTCAACATCCTACAATCTACAAGCGAGAGACACAAATGGTTGTGAATCTTCAACAATAAACGTTAATATTACTAAATCAGCACCTACCGCAAATACATTAGCCGCTAATGTAAGTTGTTATGGTGGATCTAACGGTTCAATTACCGTATCAAGTCCATCAGGCGGAAGTGGTTCTGGATATACCTATTCAAGAGACGGAGAAAATTACCAATCAAGCGGTTTGTTCAGTAATTTAAGTATCGGGACATATTCAATATACGTTAAAGACGGAGCTGGTTGTGTAAATGTTATTACAACAATAGTAATTACTCAACCTGCAGAACAAACCGCAACTATTACAGTTGATACATATGCATCTTGTAATGGTGGTGCGGACGGTGCAATTACATTGTCATCAACTGGTGGAGCATTCCCTAAAACATATAGATTATATGCTGACACGTCAGCACCTTATAATACTTGTGGAGGTACATTAGTTGCAACATATACAAATGTTACTTCTGGTTCACCATCACAATCTGTCACATCTATTGATGAATATGGGTACTGTCTTGAAGTTACCGATGCTAATGGTTGTGTTACAACTAGTGGTGTGGTTAGTACTACTGCTTGTATAGGAAATTGTTATAGTATTTACATCCCAACAAGTATGTTAACGAATAATGGTCAAGACTTATATATTGAATATAGAAAAACTGATAATACATACGTTACTCGACCTTATGGTGATTTCGAACAAGCTGTTGGTCCAGGTGGAGGTATAATAATTAACATTTGTAGTACCATATCACCATCATATAGATATGGTGTTTCTGGATACCAATTTGTTGAAGATGTTGGAATGGTAGTTGGAATAGGTGGAAAATGTGATAATAGCCAATGGTGTGGAGGTAACGACCCTTATGTACCACCAACTGGTGGCGGAGGTGGTGGTGGCACTACTTATTCATGTAAAGCTGAACCTGGTGGATTTTGTAGTGATTACACTTCACCGTGTGCATCGTTAGGTTTAATGGATTGTAGTGATTTGGAAGAAATTGCTTAATTTTAGTTGGGTTGTTTAACCTTTATTTATGGTATTTTATTAGTTATATTTTAGTAAAAAATATCTAAAGATATTTACTAGTGTATGGCAACCTACTTTGGAACTTTAACTGGATTCACTTTACCTTATACGAATATTTCGTCTGACACCCTACCAGGTGGAGGACAGTCGTATGGTGAAAATTTAGACTTTATTAGTGGGTCTATTGAAGATTTAAAAGGAGGGGTACTCCCTCAAAAGATGGGTACACATAAAAAATTTACATTTATGGCTATTGGGACCAGTAGATTGACTGAATTAAAAAAATATGGATTAACAGGATATACACAAAATTTAGATACTGGATCTTTATATAGTGGATCGTATTTCACTGGATATACCCTTAATAGTCTATACTATATGGATTTTCCAACTAATTATACCATGATTACCGGCAGCATACCCAATTATTTTTCTTCCGGATCGATCGCATTTCAAAATCCAAATTACGTAACTGGTAACACAACAGAATTTGCTACGGAGTTTATAATTAATAATATGTTGACAAGAAACGAACATTTTCTTGGATTTATTGAACAACCAAGGGTTTATTCTGACGTTTTTGTGGAGAGAGGTAAACAGGGAGTAATGGAAATGAACTTTAGATTAGGTGAAATTGATAACATGGGTGAATTAAGTGTCTATGGAAATGGATTTTTTAACGTTAAAAAACAATAAGATTTATATTTATTAATAAAATAATATGGCAGTTGGAAGTTATGGTATAGTTAGACCGGCGGACGTTTCTCCCGCAGATGTGGATATTTTCTATCATTTCACATCGGGTAGGGCGGCAACCGCACCGGTTGAATTAAAAAAATTAGTATCTGAAAAGGTTTTAACACCGGTTTTTCATAATGCAAATACTACAAATGATTCAAGTGCACCCAATAATGAAATATTAGGTGGCTTGTATAATTTAAAACTTGAGGCAAGTGATTTCTCGAAATTGGGAATTTATACACTACACATTAGACCAAAACAAATTAGAACAACTATTGCGGATTGTGGTGTGTTAGCATCATTACCATCAGTAAGAGGATTGGTTATTAATACTTCAAACGTTCCTACCGCAGATAGAGGTAAATTTACACCACAAGGATTGGTAGGATATAGAGTTGAATACGTAAACGCATCTGATAATAAAACAAAAATACCTAACTTTTATAGAATGGTAACATCTTCGTTTTATTGTTCACCTGTAACATCGAATTTAAGTAACTCATCTGATAAGGCGGTTAGATACCAATACACAGACCAAGCAACATCATTTATATTTGTAACAGTGACACCATCATCCGCACCATCAAGTAGACCAAACGTTATTCCGTTTATTGGTGACCCAGGACAAAAGATTATATTAACAAATACATTCTTTAATCCAACAACCGTTGAGGTTGAAATGGTAGAACATGATGCGTCTACATTGGCACACGCACTTTATGGTGACCAAACTAAGGCGATTACTCCAGGTATCTACACAATCTACGATAACAATAAAAATATCTATAAACAATACAACCTATACGAAGTTAAGGACGAATTTAATGAAACACTATATGAGGTTCGTGAGGAAAGAGAAAGTATTGACGAAACTTTAAATTTAGGTAATATTACAGAATAATGGCAGTAACAAGATACAAAGTTCCGAGTCAAGCTGCGTCAGGTGCGGAAACGTTTAGTGACAATTTAGTTGGTAGACAAACTACCGATGGTAGCAGTCAATTGACTAATACGAACTTTGCCATTGATAAAGTCATTCCCGAAAAAGATAGTAGAGATTTTAAAACCATACCATTTTCTGAATATATTACTTTAGATACATTAAAAGAGGAAAAAGACGCACCAACAACACAAAGTGGCAATGCAAAGAAAGAGAAAATAAAATTTAAAGCAAATTTAGATGACTCAAGTAAATCATTATTTGGTTCTTTAAAACAAAGATTGTCGGTATCAGTTTCCAAAATTATAAATAAATTTCCCGCAGCAATACTAGTTGATGAAAATTCATTATATAATCTTACCGATTATACCGCATATCAATCGACATATAATCCAATTACCAATACTACACAATTTTACACACCATCTTCTATATTTTTTAATCCATTTGATATATTAATAACGAAACCAAAAAGTAATACTACACCCTCAACGGATAATATTATTAGAAGTTTTTATTCATCTTATGTAAAGTATGTAATTGATTTTAGTGGTAACACATACAATATTGTTGGTTACACGGAAACTAATTCAGATGGTAATGTAAAACTTAGAGTTGAAGGGAATATTTTTAATGGTACAACAGGAATCACAAAAAGTTTTCTAATTAGACCAAACGATGCAATTACTGAAGAGTTCTACACTAACTTAGATGAGTTAGAAGATACGTTAGTTAATAGAGAAACAACACCAAAGTATACCGCAACATTTAAAGTACCTAGAGATAGTTTTGACCAAACATCCACAAATATTGTAAACGTGGACATCAGTTGGCCTGTCTCAAAAGATAATTGGAACATTCAAATAGTTGGTGTAAACTTTAATGATTACATTGAAAAATTAAGTAGCTTAGGTGAAGAAATAGATGGTTACAAATCAAATTTAATTGTGAGGTTTTTAACTGCACCACAATTATTTGAATTTGATAGTGAAGATAAAAAAGCCGAATCAATATTTCAATTATATGGTCAAAATTTTGATAAGGTAAAAAAATATATAGATAACATTGCTTACATGAGAAATGTAAGTTATGATAGTATAAACAACGTACCTGATTTATTGTTAAAGAATTTATCACAAACATTAGGTTTATCAACTGTTAATCTGTTTGATGAAAAATCATTACAAGATACGTTATATTCAAGACAACAAGCGGAATACCTTGGATTATCTTTGGGTAAAACTTTGGTTGAAGCTGAATATGAATTTTATAGAAGAATATTAACAAACTTAGCTCAATTATATAAATCAAAAGGAACACGTTCGGCAATACAATTCTTTTTAAAATTTTTAGGAGCACCTGAACCATTAATAAAAATTGATGAATATGTTTATGATGTAACAGGATTACCACAACAAGATTTTGAAGATGATATTGATGAGGTAATTAGAGGAACTAAAATAAATAATATTATCACAGGTTTCACAACAAGTGGAATTACATATAATATTGCGGGAGGAGGCACAAAAACTGGTTACACTTTTGCAACAGGAATAACAACCGGCACAACAAGATTAAGTCGAGAAGAATATCCAATAGATTCAAATGGACTACCAAGAAAAGTAATAAACTTAAACTCTGACATATATTTCCAAAAAGGAGCGGGTTGGTATGATTTAACATTGGACCACAGGTCTTCAAACATTATTAATACTGAATTGTCAGTTTTAACTGGTAACACAAAAATAATTAAAACCAAACCAAAAGATTATACATATGGTGAAGATTATTTTGATAGTTTTAGAACGTTAGATGGTTTGGATTATGGTTTCAATTTAGAAACAAGAATAGACAATTTAAAAGGAAGTGTAGTTTTAAATGAGAATGAATCAAAATTAACATTAAATAGAAAAAATATAAATGTTCATCTATCCCCATCACAAGGTATTAATTTTGATGTTTATAGACAATCAAGAAATTTATCATTGACTTTTGGTGGACAACTACAACCACAAATAGAATTAACATTTGCAGAATATTTGGATGACGTGTTAAATCAATTAATTACCGAATCTCATACTTCAAAATACAACAAATCATATTTTCCATTAGAAAAAGTTTTCAATGATTATATAACAAATACAAATTTTATACCATACAATTTTGCTTCAGTTAATGAATTTATCAATAAGATGAGTCCATATTGGGTACAGGTTATTGAACAATTTATACCTGCAACAACTTTATGGTTGGGAGGTAATTTAGTTGGTAACAATATTTTTAACCGATGTAAATACGCTCATTTGAATCCAAGATATGGTGTATTTACATTAGGGTCTTATAGTAGTGATTTATATAATTGTCTTGTGATTGAGCCCACACCAACACCAACATCAACTAGTACACCAACACCAACCCCAACGCCAACACCTACAACTAGTCCAACTAGTACACCAACACCAACAGCAACGCTGGTACCACCTACTGCAACACCAACACCAACAGCAACGCTGGTACCACCTACTGCAACACCAACACCAACAGCAACTGTGGTACCACCTACCGCTACCCCAACGCCAACATCGACACTGGTACCACCTACCGCTACCCCAACACCAACAACAACTAGTACACCTACACCAACTCCAACCCCAACAACGGGACTGGGTCAATGTTATACATATACTCTTGAACTTGCGTATGCTAGTGACACCAATTATGGTGTAAGATATAGAGCGGTTGGAACATTCGAGGATTCATACTCTCAATTTAATGGAATACCATCAGTACAAGTTTCCGAAGGTGTTTATGCATATTCTGTGTGTACTGAATTAGAACCAACATTACTTGACACATCATCTTGGCCAACACATCAAAGTATTGGTACCGCTCAAGGAATATCAAGAACAGGACCAAACGGACCTTGTCAAGGTAATGCCGATTGTTATACGGCTGGATAATTAACATAAAAAAAATAATAAAATATTTATAAAATATGAGTTTCTTAAATACAAATTTTTCAGCAACAGTAGGTGCAAGATTAACACAGAAAGGTAGAGATGCTATTTCAAAAGGTAATTTTGTAATAAGTTATTTTGCTGTGGGTGATTCAGAATACAATTATAGTGGAATAACGACTCAAAGCGTATATGCACCATTTGATAAAGACGTCAATGTAAAATATCCACTGTGGTATACAAATAGTGGGTCAACATTATATGGTGTTCCGGTACAATCGTCATTTTTACAACCGTGTAGAAATGTGATGGACCCAGATAGTGGGTGGACGGTAAATGTTGTATGGGACCAAAAACCAATTGGTTTACCAACAAACTCAAGAGCCTTAACTGGTTACACTAGTAATGTACATACTGGAACTAAAGAATTCTTAGGTTACAACTCTTCATTAGGTCAAACACAAAATACGGGAACAACTATTGTTAATACAATGAATGAAATTGTAACAATAACCCCCGAAGAACAAAAATGTATTGCACTATTACACTACACACAAAGTGGTATTACTGCCGATCCATATAGATTTTTTAAATACGACGATTATATAAGTACACAAATCACAGGAAACACCTCACCAAATCCAAATTCATTATCAGATAAAGATTATTTTAAGGTAACAATACCAACATTAATGTATCATAGAAACCACTCATCAAGTGCCGGAGCAACATTCTACATGAGCGGAACAACTAAACAGATGGTATCTAACTATCATTCAAGATTCACAATTGATTACAGAGACTTAGTTGATGGTACAGGAACAACTGCAAATAGAGTAGGAAAGATATTTTATAATCACAAAACAATAGTATTCGACGATGAAGAAATTGTTGCAGCTTTAGATGTTAACTCAAAAAGAAATTATACATTAACGGCACCAAAAGTAAATGCGGTAGTAACTAACAGTCCGTTAATGGATTTGACAACAGGTAAAACAATATATGTAACATATATGTTATCAAATGGAACTGGCTCCACCTTAAATGGTTTACCATGTAATTACTTTATGAAAGTCACCGGACAAACAATACCACATAGTATTGCAGTTAAATTTAATAGTAATGATTTTACAAATTTAAATAACGGATACACGGCAAATGAATTTCACATTTTAGCACAAATAGTAAATAATGGTACTAAACCTAATCCTGAATCTTGGAAATTAATGGATTTTACCACAGATAATGGAACATCATTTACTAGTCATTTATCGTCAGGTTATACATATACAATTACCCAAGCGGCTTATAATGCGGCAACTACCTTTGTATTATCAGATTATGTTACAGGTACAGATTACACATCAACAAGTGTTACACCATATTTTGGTAATCAAAGAACATTTCCAGGCAATGTAAGTGTTGTAAGATCAACTGATATTGCTGAAATGATATTTAACGCCAATTTACCAACAGGTAAATTTGTAACATCACAAAACCCAACTAAGGCGGGTAACCCAAGAATTACAGAAGTTGCTTTATTAAATTCAAATAAAGAAGCTTTGGTATTTGGTAAATTAGTAACCCCACTAGAAAGATTAGGTTCACAAGTTATTCAAGTAAAAATAGATTTCTAAGCTTTACATTTTGTCATTTTTAAATTAACTTTTAATATGAGTATAGACGTAAAATTTAAAAACAAACCTAAAATTCTTGGTTTAGATATCTCAACTAAAACCATTGGGTTTGCGTTGTTCGATATATCGGGTTCTAAGTTATTGGAGTTAACACACTTTTCACCAAAAATTAAACCACTACCGGAAGATAAGATTGAGGAATTAATCAAAAAAGCGGACACCTTCAAAAAACATTTGGAGGGATATAAAAATATAGGTATTACCCGTGTTATTATTGAGGAACCATTATTACAATCAAATAACGTTTACACAATTGGAACTTTGTTACGATACAATACTTTAATTTTAAAGAATTGTTACGACGTGTTGGGAGTATTACCGACATTTATTTCAACATATAATTCAAGAAAATTTGCGTTCCCCGATTTAGTTGGACCAAATGATAAAGGTCGTAATGTTTTATTTGGAGGATACCCAAAAGATATTGATAAGAAACATGTGATTTGGGAACACGTTAATGATGTGTGTCCAGATATAAATTGGTTATATGGTACTAATGGTAATTTGAAAAAAGAAAATTATGACATGGCGGATGCCGCATGTTGTGTGATTGGTTATGTTAATATGAATAAATTAGAAAAATCCGGCAACTAAAATTTTTATTTACGGATAGTTTAGGTTATATTTATAAAGATAGACGGGAAGTGTAGAAATACACTTTTGGTTGGTTTCCCTCGGAGGTGGTGTTCCGGGGGATTTTTTTTTATCACTTATTTTACATATATTTGTGAGTATGACCGAAAATGAAGTAGATTATTCCGCTGTTGTTGAAATCCTCGAAGATATTTTGGGGGATTACAAATCACATAGTGACTATAAAGGTCAAATATCGTTTGACTGCCCAATCTGTTCTCACGATATTAAGGGATTAGAGCATGGGGATGGTAAAGGTAATTTAGAAGTTAACTACAAATATGGTGTATATAAGTGTTGGGTTTGTGCCGAAACACATGAAACTCACGGGTCAATATATAAGTTGATTAAAAAATGGGGTAATAAGAAACAATTAAAAAATTATCTTTTATTAAAACCCGAAGATGATGAGGATAATAAAAGAGTATATAAACCTGTAAAATTACCCAAAGAGTTTGTTGCATTTAAGGACGCCAGTAATGGTCTTAAAATGACACCACAATATCGACAAGCTTTTCAATACATTAAAAAAAGAAACATCACCGATATGATGTTACAAATGTATAGTATTGGATTTTGTTATAGTGGTGAGTATGAAAATAGAATCATTATACCATCATATGATTTAAATCATAACATAAATTATTTTGTGGCACGTTCATACTTGTATAACCCTAGAATGAAATATAAGAATCCTGAAGCACAAAAAGAAATACTCATCTTTAATGAATACTTAGTTAATTGGGATGAAACAATTTATTTGGTTGAGGGTGCGTTCGATAGTATATTCATACCAAACTCAATACCCATGTTAGGTAAGTTTATGAGTGAATATTTGTTTAGTGTTTTATACGAGAAAGCAAAAAAAATAGTAATAGTGTTGGACCCAGACGCATGGGCAGATGCAGAAAAGTTATATCACAAACTTAATTGTGGTAAATTAATGGGAAAGGTTTGGATTGTAAAATTAGAGGGAGATAAGGATATTGCTGATTTACAGGGAGACCTTACCGATTATAAATTAAAACAACTTGATTAATATGAATTTAAACGACATCTCATTAGAGATTAAGGATTTATTAGAACAAAGAAGAAAAGAAATTGAATTGACTTTTATTGAGGAAGAACACATCTATTTTATGAAAGATGTGGATGGTGTGGTGAAGAAAAATTTCCCGTCAGTATCTAAGATTATAAAGAAATTTCATAAAGCATTTGATGCTGAAGGTATGGCATTAAAAATGTCTAAAGGTGACCCTGAGGGGCAAGCAGAATTGCTTGCGGAATGGAAACGAGCAGGTGACCTATCAACCAATATGGGTAGTCGTGTTCACTTTGAATTAGAAAGTGATACGATTTCTCGATTCGGGAATTACAAATCAGTTAGAGAACCAATCTTTAACATTAATGAGGAACAACAACGTAAGAGTGATAATATGATTATTGCGGGAAAACAATTCCTTGATTTAATGTTAGAACGAGGTGGAGTATTATTGGATACTGAGATTGTATTGGGGGACCCTGAAGAACAATATACTGGTCAACCAGATAAAGTGTGGTTAATGATGAACAAAGAGAAAACCAACTTTGGATTCGTTACCACAGATTGGAAAACAAATCAACCAAAGAACTTTGAGGTTCAACATTATACGGGTAAATTATATCCACCATTTAACAATTACCATGATAATGCATTAGGTCATTATTTCTTACAATTACCATTATATGGTAGGTTATTATTAAAAATGTTAAAGGGTACCAAGTTTGAAGATACAAAGATATTGGGAAATGTTATTGTTTTATTAAAAGAAGATGGTACATTTAACGAATATAAAGTTCCACCACAAATCAATAATGCAATTTTAACGATGGACTTATCAAATTATATTAAAAGATGGTAAAAAAAATTATACATATTGCCGACTTACATATTCGTACAATTCAAATGCACGATTTGTATAGAGAACAATTCGAAACATTATTAAATGAATTAAGTGTAAAATTCTTAGAATGGGCGGATGAAAATATATCGCATAACGAAATTAGAATTGTTATTGCGGGTGATATTGCACATCAAAAAATTAATATCTCAAATGAACAATTATTATTAACGAGTTGGTTTTTAAAAGAGTTAACTCGTTTTGGTAAGGTTGTAATCATACCGGGTAATCACGATTTCTTGGAGAATAATACGCAACGTATGGATAGTATAACACCAGTCGTTCAATTATTAGACAATCAACACATCACATACCTAAAAGATAGTGGTGATTATGTTGATACCGATGGTAGCGTTCAATGGGTTGTTTATTCATTATATCAACACAACGTAAGACCTGAATTTACAAAACAAGAAGGTTTATTAACGGTTGGACTGTTCCATGGACCTATCATGGGATTGTCAACTGATTTAGGATTTGAATTTGAAGATGCGTACGATAGACTAAATTTTAATGATTTAGATTTACTACTATGTGGAGACATTCACAAAAGACAACAATTCACATTACCAAACGGAGGGAAAGCGATTATGGTTGGTAGTCTTATACAACAGAACTTTGGTGAAACGGTTAAACATCATGGGTATGGAATATATGATGTACAAACAGATGAATATACATTTCACGATTTACCAAATGAACAACCATTCCTACACTTTAGAATAAACGATATCAAAGACATTGAAAATGAAACCGAAGAGCACGTTAATCTTGGATAATGAGTTTATTCAATATTGTGAATTAAACAATATAAAAGACATTAATAAAACTGCACAGGAAACCTTCAATAGAGGGTTTTCTTTATTGAAGTATGGTGAAACACCAATGGGAGGTTCAATTATTAAAGAAGTGATCGTTGAGAAAGAAGTAATTGTTGATCGAGAAATTAGGGTACCATACGAAGTCATTAAGGAAGTGAGAGTTGAGGTTCCTGTAGAAATTATTAAAGAAGTCACACTCCAAGGTGAGACTATTGTTAATGAAGTAGTTAAAGAAATAATTGATACACAAGAAGTCGATAGATTAACAATTGAAAACAATAGACTAAAAGAAGAACTCAATAAAATAACAACATCATTAGAAAGTTTAAATAAAAATAGACAAATTAAAAATACCGAGAATAAATCATTATATGACGAATAATTTTGTTTTATGAATTTATTTTGTTATATTTTTTAAATAAATAAAATATTATGACACTATTAGTTTTTTGGGTATTAGCGGCATACGGGATGACATCGATTCTCGTATGGGGTAAAATTTTTGACAATCAAAGAGATTGGATAAAGAAACATTCTAAATTTTTCGGTGACTTAATTAGTTGTACACTTTGTACCTCTACTTGGGTTGGATTTTTTATGTCTCTTGTTTTGGGTGGATTAACAAATCATTATTTTGAAAGTCCGTGGTTATTCTATGTATTTTTTGATGGAATGTTTACTGCAGGATCAGTTTGGGCAATTAATGCCATAATCGAGTTTTTTGAAGAAAATAGAATTAAATAATAAAAAATAATATGGGAAATTTCATATACGAAAGAATTGAAGACGGAGTAAAAAAAGATAACTATAATGACAAAAAAATGAGGGATACGTGGATTAAATTCGCGGAAGAAGTTTTAGGTAAAAAATTTATACATGGAACCGAAAAGGGTATTGATAATTTATTTGAAGATGGTACTTATGGTGCGGAAGGAGAAAATGCATTATGGAGCGGAGATAGATGGGTGAGCAACCAAAGGGATAGATTTGGATTGGGCATCAACACACTCAATATGCCAAATAGAAAATGGTTTTATTTTGGATTAGGTGAATTGTCTGAAAAGAACACATTTCAATATCATATTATTTCACATGTGGGATTTGAAAAAAATATTTATTATAGGTTCAACGCAGAAATGGACCAATTAATTGTTGTATATAGCGATACGATTAGAGATTTTACTAAAATTAAATTTGCATTTGATCGTAAAGTTAATAACTCATATAAAGCTGAGGATTGGATATGTATACCACAAGAGTTTTGTTTTACTTATAATAAACAACGAGATGGTAAATGGGTTTTAAATGGACCATATTGTGGTTTAACTGAGGAAGAAAAAAGACAAAGAGTTGCAGAAGTTGCAAATAAAATTTTTAGTAAATAATGAATCCATTCATAAAAGTAACGTGGGAAGACGTACCGGAGAATTTCACCCCTGAGAAAATCAGAAGGGTGAAATCTTATTTTCAGGAGAAGTATAAATCAAAAAATATTTCAGTAATTACAAAGAATTTATTAAACGTTAATAGAACACGTTTAGAATCTTTAGAGGTTAGTGACAATATACTTGACCACCAGCACCAAAAAAACTTAATGAAGGATTTTATTAAGGATAATAGTATTGATATTAAATGGGAATTGGTTGACAGATTAGATAATAGAGTAAATTCACAAATAGATAAGTTAAATGAAAACAAAGTCAGATACAACAAATGGTTTATTAAAAGAATTGAGTTTTCTAATTTTTTATCTTTCGGTGATAACAATATTATTAACTTTGTCGATCTCGAAGGTATTACAGTAATTGAATCTACACCTAAAAACTTTGGAGGTAAGTCAACATCATCAGTTGACCTTTTAATGTTTTTATTTTTTAATGCAACAACAAAGACAAAAACTAATGCTGAAATCTTTAATAGATTTACAGATAAGAATGATGTTAGTGTTCGTGGTGAGATTAGTATCGATGGAGATGATTATGTAATTGAGAGAAAGACTTCTCGTAAAATGAGTAAGTCGGGAGAATATACGATTAAAAACGAATTAGAATTCTATAAGAAAAAAGAAGACGGAACGATTGAAAATTTATCTGGTGAACAACGTAGAGAAACAGAGGCGTTCATTTCTTCAGCAATCGGTACGGAGGAGGATTTTCTTTCTACAATTCTAACAACTGGTTATAATCTCGAAGAGTTAATTGAATCTAAACCAACGGCTCGTGGACAAATCCTAACAAAATTTATGGGATTGGAGAGTCTTAAACTTAAAGAAGAATTTGCTAAGGAGATTTATAACGATTGGAGTAAAAAATTAATTTCTAACACGTATAACATTACCCAATTAGAGATTGATAATGGAACGTATAACGATAGTATAACTAATTCCGAAGAACAACTAATTACTTTAGATAATCAATTAGCCGAATATAGCAAAACACTTAAACGTTTAGAAGGTGAAAGAGATGGTGCATTATCTTCAAGAAACAATGATGTTGACAGAGAATTAATTAATACCAACCCAACTTTACTTGAAAAAGAAATTGTTGATTTAAATAAATTAAAAACAGCGAGTCAAACTAATGCCGATAACGTCAATGTAGTTGAACCTTCAAAATATTACCACGAAGACGAACACAAGGAATTAAGAGGCGAGATGGCAAATCTTCAAGGAATCGATGTTGCATACAAATATGAAAAGGGAGATAGGGAAAAATTGATTAAACAATTTGAAGAAGGCACTGTCTGCCCAACTTGCAATAGAGCTTTAGATGAGGTTGACCATACTGAAGAAATTGAAAAGATTAAAAAAGAAATCGAGGACATCATTAAAGAGATGGAACTAAATCAGATTCAATTTGATTTATTAAAAGAACAATCGGAACGATTTGATACGCT